CCCGTGCGTGTTTGTGCCACCAAAACACCCCCCCCCGGGCCGCAGTCCGAACGCTGGACGAGCCGGCCTCGACACTGTTCTTCGGCGCCCGCGGCAACGACGTCTCGTGGGTTCTGCGGGCCGGCCCGCGCGAGAACGCGACCACCCGCAGCCTGGACGAGGCGGCGCCGACGCTGCGCTTCGGCCACCAGAGCGACGGCGTTACCTGGGTTGCGGAGCGCCCCGCCACGACCGTCGCGGCCACCGCCCGGATCGCCAAGCCCGGACACCGGGACCGCGCGAACGGTGAGCGGCAGTTCGAGGGCGCCATCCGCATCGCCGTCGCCGAGGCCGCCGTCCTCCAGTCGTTCCCCGCCGACTACCCGTTCCAGGGGACAAAGACGGCCAAATTTCTTCAAGTAGGAAATGCAGTGCCGCCGTTGCTGGCCCTGCACGTCCTGTCGGCCGCCACCGGCGCGGACATGACCGAGCGGGCCGCCCCCTCCTAGCCGTCCGGCAGCCGCGGATCCCCCTCCAAGCGGCTGCCGGGCACGTCCCGCCGTCTCCCCCCGCGCACTCTGGCGCGGCTCGGCGGGGCAGGCCGCCGATCGTCTCGTCCCCCCGGTGGGCGATCGGCGGCCCCAAGACCACAAACCAGCGGTCACCGACCCGAACGCAAGCCGGGTCGGTGACCACCCACCACCCAACGAGGAGCAACCCATGGAATTCACGATCAACGTCGACAAGATCGACCTGAACGACGCCATCAGCCACCACTACGACGAGGACGGCGACCGCGTCCCCGCCGGGACGCTCGGCGACGTCATCGCCCGCCAGCTCGTCGAGCGGTTCGCCAAGTCCGACGTGTACGGCGACCTCGTCAAGCGAGTCCAGACCATCCGCGACGAGGAGATCCGGGCCGCGCTCGCCCCGCTGCTGGCCGGGGCGCTGGCCAAGCCGATCCACCCGACGAACCAGTGGGGCGAGAAGACCGGCGCCGAGACCACGCTCGCGGAGATCATCGTCGCCGAGGCCCGCAAGTGGATGAACGCCAAGGTCGACAGCTATGGCGGCCGCGACAGCGCGACGAACCTCCAGAAGATGATCCGCGACGAGGTCCGGGCCGGGTTCGAGAACGAGATCAAGGCCATGGTGACGGAGGCCCGTGACGCCGTCTCCAAGCAGATCGCGACCACCGTCGCCGTCGCGGTCCAGTCGGCCGTCACCGAGGGTATGCGCGCCCGCTGACCATCTGACGCCGGGCTACAACCCGGCAGGCCACGCGTCCGGATGAGGGCCGGGCGCGTGGCCCACATCGCAGACCACTGGCCGTGAGGCCATACCGAAGGACTTTGATCATGACCGACTTCTTCGAGGCGGGTTTCGAGTACACCGACGCCACGCCGTACTCCGCGCCCGAGATCATCCGCAGGTTCCGCTGCGTGGCCGTCGCCGAGCTGCCCGACACCGGCGCGCCGGTCGCGTTCGGGTTCATGCGCACCGACGGCATCGGCTGGGGCGGCACCGGCATGGGCCCCGAGCACTGGGCCAAGGGCTGGTCCCGGCGTAAGGCAGTGCCGGACGACGCCGACGGCCCGGACAGCATGGGCATCGAGGCGGCGTGGTGAGCGGCCACACGCGCGACTGCGACTGCGGCGACTTCGGCGTCCGCGACGTCACCGTCCAGATCCTCGGCAGCTGGATCCACATCGTCCACGTCCAGTGCGGCCAGCGGGTCTACACCGACCACGAGGCGCTGATGTCCGGCGAGATGCCGATGACGCTGACGTACACCGTGGACGGGGACGGCGAAGAGGCCTACCAGGTGCTCTCGCCCGCCGGAAAGGAGAGTGCCGAGTGAGCAAGCCCACCGAGTACAGCCCGCGCTCCGTCGCCTACCACCAGCAGCTCATGGCCGCCGTCACCGAGGCACGCCGCGACAAGGCCGCCACCACCATGGCCGAAGGCATCGGACGTCTCGCCTGCGCCGAGCTGCCCGACGTGTCGCCGATCGACGTCGGCCGCGTTCTCGCCCTGCTTGGCGCCTACATGGGCGGCTTCAACCACCGGCCGCCCCACCCGACCTATGAGCCCGTCGCGATGATCCTCGGCGGCATGATGCTCGCCCCGGGCGGGCCCCAGCCGCCGATGGCCGAAGGGAGCGCATCATGACCCCCGCCGAGTGGTTGCGCCGTCAACGTGGCGCGGGCAACGGCGTCTCGATACAGGTGTCGGAAGGCTTCGCGGCGCTCATCGCGGCCTATGACGGCGCCGTTCACGATGCCCGTGCGCTGGGCGTTGAGGCACCCGTCCCGCAGCCCGCACCCGCCCGCATGGCCGCCCCGGCGCCACAGCGCGCCTACGCGCCGACGACCGGCGGTGCCAGCCGCTACGTCGACCTCGCCGCCGCCAGACGGGACCGCGGGGACGACTGCCCAGTGTGCTGGGTCCGGTACACGCATTGCTACTGCAAGGGGTCCCAGCAATGATCCACGCCACCAGGGCCCAAGTCGACGGTGCCGCCGCCGATCTCGCCGACTACCTGAACGACCTCATGTACACGGTCCGCGACTGGACGCTGTACCCGCACTCCGGCACCCAGCGCGACGCCGCACGGGCAGCGCTGGACAAGGCCGACGGGGCGTTCGCCGAGTACGTGCGCCTGCTGGACGCGTGGGCGGCCGGACCGAGCGGAGATGACCGTGACTGAGCGGATGAGCGACGAGCGGCTGGCCGAGATCCGCGACGTCTACGTGGACGACCACGACGTCATCGGCGAGCTGCTGGCCGAGGCCGAGCGGGCGCGCGACAAGAGCGGGCGAGGTCCCGGCGTTCCTGCCGCCATGCACCTGGAGGCGTTCGGCCGGGACATCGCCGACGCGTTCGGCGAATGCCCGTACCACGTCGGCTCCTCGGCCACCCAGAAGACCGGCTGGCGCGATGTGGACGTCCGCCTCATCCTCGACGACGACAGGTTCCACGCCCTGTTTCCCGGTTTCAAAAACGCGAACCACATCGACGCCTGGTGGGCGCTGCTGTGCGCGGCGCTGTCCGAGCTCGGCCGCGTCCGCACCGGGCTGCCGATCGACTTTCAGATCCAGTCGATGACCGAGGCCAACGGGAAGTATCCGGGCGTGCGGCATCCGCTGTTCCTGATCCGCGCGCAGGACGACCACCGGCCGGCCATGGACGGGGGCGACCGGTGAGCCACCCGCGCACGCTGACCGACACCGACCGCGACCTGATCCGCCTCGTCGCCTCCGGCCACACCAACGAGGAGATCGCCGCGAAGCTCGGCACCTCCATCCACACGCTGCGCTCCCGCCTGCGCGTCGTCCACGGCCTCATCGGCACCAACCCGGGGCCGGTGCACGACAGCACGACGTCCCGGGTCCGCATGGCCGCCTGGGCGTATGAGAACGATCTGATGGGCCCGGTACGGACCGGTACGTCGGGGGGCGGGCCGGCGGAGTTGTCGGCCGAGCTGCTGGACGTGTGCCGGGCGATCGTGAACAACCGGCCGCGCGGGGATCTGCGTGCGCTCGCGCTGCGGGCGCTGCGTGCGGCGAGGGGTGCGCGGTGAGCCGCTTCTCGGGCCCGGCCGAGCCCGGTGCCTCCCGGACGATGCGTGCGGTCCGCCGCGCCGAAGCGCAGACGCGACAGGCCGCTGCGGACGCCGAGCGGGCCGAGCGTGAGGCGGCGTACGTCGAGCCGCCACGACTGACCGGTCCGGACCTAGCGGCGCTGCTGGAGGCCGCGCGCAGGATCGGCGCGGTCGATCCGTGGGAGCGATTCGTCGGGGCCGAGCGATGACCCGCCGCCGCGCCACCTCTGCACTGGTCCTCGCGTTCCTGGACGCCGCGTCCGCCGCGTGTCGCGATGGTGCGCCCGTCGCGGCGGCGGAGGGCGGGGCGTCAGGTGGCGTCGGGGCCGCGCGTCTCGCGCAGGAGCTCGGCGAGCAAGTTGGGATCGCGCTCTTTGAGCCGGCGCACCAAGGCATCCAAGCGTACCGAGCAGTCGTACCACTCGACCGGCACGACGACGGCCATGCGCCGATCTCGGCTCATGAGGGACTTGTGCTCGCCGAGCAGCCGCACACGGTTCACCAGCTCGGCAAGGTTGCGCCGAGCAGCAGTGATGCCGATTTCCTCATCTTCCAACTCGCTGAGATCTGCCGCCATGGCACCAGTGTAAAGGTGCACCCGTAGTGTCATGTTGCTCAAGTGTACAGTTTGATAAGATGTACGTCAGCAGACCGCACCGAACAGGAAGGCCGCCAGTGCTCCCCACCCCGCCGGCAACGGACCGCGAGATCCCAACCATGCGCCCGTTCAATCCGGAGGGCTCGCCCCGTAGCTGGGTTACCGAGAAGACACCCACCGGACGGCAGCAGACGATGGGCCGCTACACGTTCGAAAGTGGGGCCGCCGCGGTCTACAGGTTCTACGACTTCGACAGAAACCTGCTGTACATCGGCATGACCAACGGCACCCCGTACATGCGCTGGACCGTCCACCGTCGGACCGCCGCCTGGTGGACGCGCGCGGCCTACGTCTCGATCGACTGGGTTCTTAATGGAGACGCGGCAGCGATAGAGAAGGCGGCCATCCGCGCAGAGCGTCCCCCTTATAACAAGGTGCACAACACGCCGCGGGCGCGGATGGAACTGCGCCTCGACGACGGACCGGCCAGCATCATCGGCCAGCTTCGCGCGACGCTGCTGCCCGAAGACTTTGCGGCGCTGGTTGCGGCCTTCGCTCGCGAGGCGGCCGCCATCGTGGAGCGTGGCTGATGGCCCGCATCCGCTCGGTCAAGCCCGAGTTCTGGACGGACCGATCCCTGGCCCGGCGGCTCTCCCGCGACGCCCGCATGCTCTACATGGGCCTGTGGAACCTCGCCGACGAGCACGGCCGCCTCAACGGCGACTCCTACTACATCAAAGGCCAGATCTTCCCCTACGACGACGACCTGACCCCCGGCGCGATCGACGCACTCATCGACCAACTCGACGACGCCGGCAAGGCCATTCGATACGCCGACAGCGGCGATCCCTACCTCTTCCTGCCGAAGCTCGACCGACACCAGCGTCTCGAAGCCGACAAGGTGCCCTCAAGGCTTCCCGCACCACCCGAGGCGCTTCCGCATCCCCCGGCGCCACAGCCAAAGACAGTGAAAGCGCAGGCAGAAGACTCGGAACCGGACGGCGCAGATTCGTCCGAGTCTCGCGCAGATTCATCTGCGCCGCACGCAGACGAGAGTGCGCTTCTTTATGTAGCAGGGAGCATGGAGCATGGAGCATGGAGCATGGAGCATGTACTGCCGCGCGCAGACATGACGCAGCCGCCCTTGCTCACGCTCGTTGAGGAACAGCCGCTCACTCCGCTCGCTGCGAAACCGGTCGATCTCTTCGATGACTTTTGGGACGTCTACCCCCGCAGCGTCGGCAAGGACAAAGCCCGCACGGCCTTCGCCACGGCCGTCAAACGAGGCGCCAACCCCGATGCCATCATCACCGCCGCAGCCTCGTTCGCCGCCCGCTGCGGGCTGGCGCGCCAGGAGACCAAGTTCATCCCGCACCCCACGACCTGGCTGAACCGCGGCAGCTGGAGCGACGACCTCGACGACGCCGTGCCCATCCCCGCAGCGCGGTCCGCACCGCAGCGCGAATCCGCCACCGATCGCGCCGTCGCCTCCGGTGACACGGCCCTGGCCGAGTTCCGGCGCATGACGGGACGCAGCGCATGAACCACATCGAAACGATCACCGACGAGCAGACCCACGACCTGCTCAAGGCCGCCGCCATGCGCGACCAGCGCACCATCGGCGCCACGGACATCGCCGCCTGGTACATGGACCTGAACGCCGCCCGCGTCAGCTACGCCGACGCCACGGCCGCCGTGAGCCGCTACTACGCCGAGATCTGGCCCCGCCAGGACCCGAACCAGCGGTTCCGCATCACCGCGCCGGTCCTCGTCGAGGTCGTCATCGCACTGCGGCGCGCACGCATCACCGAATCGAACTACGTCTTCGAGCCCCGCTACGGCGAGACCGGCCACCAGACCGCCGCCCGCATGCGGGGCGAGCTCGCCACCGTCGCCGACGGCCGGGAGGTGCCGCGAGCGATCGGGCACCCGCTGCGGCCCCGGCCCGTCGCCGAGCTGGTCGCCGGAGTCGCGGCCAAGCGGTCGCTGCCGCCGGAGATAGCCGCCGTGATCGAGAAGGTCCGGCCCCCGGCGAGATCGGTAACGTGCCCGGCCTGCCACGCCCGGCCGAACGTCGCGTGCTCGATCCCGGGAACGGTCAAGACCCGCGTGCGCCCCGGATTCATCCACCCGGCCCGCACCGCGTCCTGGGCGGTCGCTGTGGCCGGGTGCCCGGAGTGCCGGGCCGTCCCGGGCGAGGTGTGCCGCCAGCTCGGTGAGCCGTACCGCGACGGCGCGCACCACGTGCGCATCGAGGCTGCACGCGGAGGTGCGCCATGACCGCCCCGACGCCGCCCGCCTGCACCAACGTCCCGCCGTGTGACCACGGCTGGATTGCCGTTCCCGACCCGTTCGATCCGTCCGCCGAGCAGGCCATGCACTGCCCGTCATGCCATCCCGGCCGGCGCCAGCGCCCCGACGAGACGCGCGAGCAGTGGCAGGCGCGGCTCCAGCGCGAGGACGCCGCATGGGCCCGGAAGCGCACCACCCCGACATCCGAATCCGCAGGGAGCAGCACATGACCGCCAGCCAGCCCCGCTACTCGCGCGGCGCCGACATGGCCCGGCCCTGGACGCCGCACGACACGATGCGCGGCGGTGTCGCATGACCGCCGCCCTTCGCCCCCCGTTCGCCTACTTCGGCGGCAAGACCAGCATTGCCGAGCAGATAGCCGCGCTGCTGCCGCCGCACGCCCACTACGTCGAGCCGTTCGCCGGGTCCCTTGCGGTGCTGCTGGCCAAAGTGCCGTCCCGCATGGAGACCGCATCCGACCTCGACAGCCGGCTCATGACGTTCTGGCGCGTTCTGCGCGAACAGCCCGACACCCTGGTCCGCGCCTGCGCCCTCACGCCGCACTCCCGCGCCGAGCAGGCCCTGTCGCAGGATCTCGACGGCTGCGATGACCTTGAGCTCGCCCGCCGCGTCTGGGTGCGCCTGTCCCAGTCCCGGACCGGAACGCTGCGGAACACCGGCTGGCGGCACTTCGTCGATCCCTCCGGCGGATTCACCGGCATGCCCGGCTACCTGTCCGGCTACGTGGACCGTATGGCCGCGGCTGCCGAGCGGCTGCATCGCGTGTCGCTGGAGAACCGGCCCGCTCTCGATCTTGTCGAGGCCTACGGCGCACACCCTGAGGTACTGCTGTACGCCGATCCGCCGTACCTGGCCGAAACCCGCTTCGGCAGGAACTACGCCTGCGAGATGACCGGCGAGAACGAGCACCGCGAACTTGCCGAGGCCCTGACCTCATGTGCCGCCGCGGTGGTGCTGTCCGGTTACGACTCGCCGCTGTATGACGTGCTGTACGACGGCTGGGACCGGCACGAGATTAAGGCCTCGACGACGCAGGGCGGTACACACGGGCGCCGCATTGAGGTGCTGTGGTCCAACCGGCTGTTGGGCAGGCAGCACGGATTGTTCGAGGTGGTCGCATGACCGCCCCCGACATCCCCGACGGCCACTACGCCGTCCCCGACCCGGCCACCCCCGCCGCGCTCACCCTGTGGCACGTCACCGCCGACCACATCGCACCGCACCCGGCGAACGCCCGCTACGGCCCGGTACTGCACCGCCGCGACATCCCGGCCGAGCTGTCCAAGACCGCCGCCGAGCGCTGGGTGCGCGCCTGGTTCGAGACGGTGCGGCTGCCGTGGACCGAGGCCGTGCGCGCGGCCATCACCGCCGACCCGCAGGCCGCGCGGGCGCTGTACGCGGCCAGCGCCTACGCCCCGAACCAACCCGAAGGAGACTGATCATGGGCATCCACAACACCTCCGCCGACATGCGGGACCCCGCCAACCTGCTCGGCCTCCTGCTGGAGGGCATGAGTACCGGCAGCCCGACCGGCTTCATCGAACGCCAGGAAGCCGCCGGACAGCGCCAGCTCGTCAACTCCGACCGGCTCCCCACCAACAAGGGCGACCGCGCCGAGTACGAGGCCCTCGGCTTCACCTTCGGCGACCCGGACCCGTCCGACATGATGTTCAGCCCCGCAACGCTGCCCACGGGCTGGAGGCGCGAGGGCAGCGACCACGCGATGTGGTCGCACATCCTGGACGGCCTCGGCCGCCGCCGGGTCTCGATCTTCTACAAGGCCGCGTTCTACGACCGCTCCGCGCACATGAGCCTGAACACCGTCTACGGGTACGTGCAGAGCTGCATCTGGGACAAGGCCGAGGTGGTCACCGACGAGACGTGGGCGACCCGGCAGGCCGTGGCCGCCGCGCTGCGGGACTACATCGCGGGCCGCAACGAGGCCGCCGCGCTCTACGCCGGCCGGGACGGCGAGCACTACGCCACGCGACGTCAGGAGATCGCGGCCGAGATCGCGGCGGCCGAGGCGTACCTGGCCAAGACCGGCAGCCCGACCGCCGAAGGAGCCTGAGATGCCCGAGCCCACCGAAGACCAGTTCGACGCCGACGCGCCGCTTCCGCTCTTCGACTCCGAGCCGCGCAGGTTCCTGACCGCGTGGATCACCGCCGGCCAGCCCGACACGATCGCCGTCGCAGGCGGCCACAGGCTGACCGGATCGCAGTTGCACGAGCTCCTGGCCGACCGCGCGCGGATGGCGGCCGAGCTGGAGCAGGTGCGCGGAGAGCAGCGCGAGGAGTACGCATTGTGCAGATTCGGTTCCATCAGCGATTTCGGCCTGATCAGCGATGACCCCCGCGAACAGTGGACCGGCCCGGGCGCGAACGGCGCGGCCGAAGCAGCAGCGTGGGGGTTGCGTGCTACACGCAACGCCAACGTGACGGTCGTTCGTCGTTGCGTGACGTCTTGGCGCAAGGCCGCGTCCGCCGCCGAGACGGCCGCTCCGCGCCCCGCTGACGGCGACGATGCCGCATGACCGCCGAGCCCTGCCCGCCCGCCTACCGGACCATGCGCGAGGCCAAGCGCGCCGCGTGGAACGCCGCCGACCGCGCCGGCGTCAAGCGCGCGGAGCCGTACAACTGCCGCCGGTGCGGGCAGTTCCACACGGCCGAGGCGCAACGGGCCCAGGAAGGGGCCTGAGGCGCAACGCCACAGGAGCCCCGTAGAGCCACTGCGAGGCCTACCGCCGTCCAACGCCTAGCGGGACGGCCCCCGGCCCGGCAGGGGCCCGCACAGCGGCCCGCCCGGCGGCACTGGGGTCAATACCGAACCTGTCCCGCGCAACTGGCGAGGAACACAACACCACAGAGCTAGACAAACTCAGAGCGGCCCTCAACGGGCCGCACACGACCATCGACCCGAGGGGGAACCCATGACCGAGACACCCGAGACTCCCACCGAACGAGCCGAGCGCGTCGAACGGATGTACGCCAAGTGCGCCCGTCGCGGCGGCGGATCCATGGCCGACGTCGCGACGCTCCGCAACGACGTCCGCGCCTTCGCCGCCGCACTGAAGCGCGCCGAAACCGAGCGCGACGATGCGCAGAGCGACTACGCCGTGGTCGGCAGCAACCTCAACGCCGCCTACCGCGAGCGCGCCCACCTCGTTGCGCTCCTGGCCGCGCAGTACCCGGCCGAGTTCCGCGAGGACCCCGAGGACGACGAATGGTCGATCGTGTACATCGACCTGCCGACCGGACAGGCGTCGTGGCACATCCACCCCCGCGACGTGGACCTGTTCCCGCACGTCAAGTTCGGTACCGCCGCCGAGTGGGACGGCCACAGCACCGAGGAGAAGTACCGGCGCATCGATGAGCTCGCGCGGCAGCTGGCGAAGGCGGGCGGACGATGAGCCTCGCCGCAGAGATGACACCGCAGATGGCCAAGCTGTTCAAGGAGAACCGCGAGCTGCGCGCAGCCCTCGCCGTCGCGGTCGAGCTGATCGACCGCCTCGCCGAGTCCGGCCCGTGCTACCTCACCGACGATGGGTTCTGCATGGCGCACGACGGCGTTGCGGCACCGTGCCCGCACCCGCTGGGACGGCAGGTCGTGGAGTCCTGGCGTGCCGTCGAGGACGAGGCGGCGAAGCGATGACCGCCTACTGGCACGAGAGCTTCCCCGACCGGCTCGACGATGACTACGCGGGCCGCCCCGTCCCGCGCCACCAGCTGCCCGCCGGAGCCACCTGCATCCTCACCGCCGACGGCAACCCGCCGGACGCCGACGAGCTCGCCGCGGTCGCGCAGTTCAAGCGCTACCTGGCCGGCCGCCGCGCCGCAGGGCTCGGACCCGGCGACCCCGACACCCCCGAGACCGAATGGGACAACGCGTGATGACCGAGCCCACCCCGCTGCCCGGTGCCGAGTGGCAACTGCTCCCGGCGCACATCCAGGCCGTAACCCCGATCCTGACCTGCTCCGGATGCGGACGTACGGCGTCCGAGCTTCCCGGCAACCCGAACGACATCGCGCCGTCCGAACACTGCGGCGAATGCCCGCCGTGGACCTGCGAGGACTGCGGCGAGCAGAGCAGCGCCGCCGCGCTGTGTTCCTGCTGGATCCAGCTGGACCAACTGGCCCCGGCCGACATCAAGGCGCTGTTCGCCGAAGACGGGACCTTCAACGTCGGCACCGACGGTCAGCTGACCGTCGCCAAGCCTCTGGATGCGACCGATGACTGACCAGACCACCGTCCCGCCGAATGCCAAAGTCCTGCGCCCCGACGCCGTGTGGGACCGCCTCGACGCCGACACCGCGGCGTTCCTCGCAGCGCTCCCCGGCCCCGCGCGGATCCCGGTCGCACGGCTCGTCTGGGAGGCCGCCGTGCTCGGGTTCGCCAACGGCCAGCGCCACGCCCGCCTCGCCCCCGTCGAGCAGGCTGCGGACGCGGCGCACCCCGCGCGGGTCGTGGCCGGCGTCATGGACCTGGCGGCGCGGCTGCCCGGTGACGCCGACTTCGCCGCGCTGCACATGCTCGCCCACGCCGGGCAGCGTGCGCAGGCTGCGGCGCGGCATGCCGCCGACGAGCACTCGCGCCTCAGTCAGGAGCTCGACAACGCCGAGCAGGATGGAGGGAACTGCGATGGCTGAGATGAAGCCGACCGACGTGCCGGACGAGCTGGTCGTGGCGTTCGAGGCGGCCATTCAGCAATACGTCGCGACCGTGGGACCCCGCGTGGTGCCGTACCGCGAGGTCGCCCCGCACGTCCTCGCCGCCGTCCTGCCGCTGGTCCGCGAGCAGATCGCCGCCGAGATCGAAGCCCACGCCGAGTCGATCGGTTGGTACGTGGATAGCGATGCGTGGACCGATGCGCTCGACGTGATCCGGCAGGAGTCGTGGACGCAAACCGGAGGAGCCGACCATGCCTGACGTCCCGGCCAGCGCGGCCGATGGCTGCCCGCACTGCCCCGATGGCCACAAGCGTCCCGACCGGCAGCCTTGGTCGGCGTGGGTCTCGGAAGCGCGTGATGGTGATGGGCAACCCATGACCATCCACGTGGCCAGATCCAACGGGGCGCATGTCGCCGAATCCGACGCGCAGTGGATCCGCGAGCAGCTGAACGACCGGCCCCGCGGGCTGCCCAGCATCACCGATGGCATCACCGGCGCCGAGGCCGAGGCCTCCGCGATGTTCGACATGACCATCGGCGAGATTCGCGCGCTGAAGACGGAGCGTGACGCCGCAACCGCCCGCGCCGAGCAGGCCGAGGCCGAGCGGGACGACACGCAGCGCCGATTCGACGCGCTCGTGACCTCCGACAAGGCAAAACAGGGTGCTGCGGACTGGCTGCTGAACCGGCTCCACGGCGGCCGGCTCATCGACGACGGCACGTACACGTCGCTGTGCGGGCTGCTGCGCGACCAGATCGACGCCACCAGGTTCCTGACGCACTCGGAGGACTGGGGTCCGCTCACGGATCGGTACCGGGCTGCCGTGAAGCGCGCGAAGGATGCCGAGGCCGAGGTGGAGCGGCTGCGCAGGGAACTCGCCGATGCACGACGCGACCACGAGGAGATCGTGGAGGCGCTGAAGGAGCAGCGCGACGAGACCCACGACCTCGCCGATCGTAACGAGCAGCTGCGCGACGAGCGTGACGGCCACCGTCATCGCCAAGTCGAAGCCGAGCGCGCACTGATACTGCTGCTGCTCCGCGAGGAGGGCGCGCGCGTGGAGTTCACCGCCGCCGAGATGATCCGCGCGCCCCAGGACGGATCGTTCGTGTCCTCGCGGACGGTCGCGGGAAGCGAGGTGCTGGAGTTCCGTGCCGCGCGTCCGGTGCGCGACGACGACCGGTGCCCGTGCGGCTGCCCGAAAACCGGCCCCGGATGCGACTGCCACTGGTGCAACGAGCCCACGAACGCGGAAGCTGCCGAGCAGGCGGCACCCATGGTGCTGCCGAACGAGAGTTTCGACGCGCTCGCAGAGAGCATGGACGCGCCGGCCCAAGCGGTTCCCGAGCTCGTTGACCTCTTCAGGCGCCCCCGGATCACGCCTCCAGCCGATAGCGACATTGAGCGCGACGGCGACCGGCGCGAAGGGGACGACGATGCCTGAGTCGGCAGCACGACGGCGCCTGCGCGAGGAGCGCGAGAAGGCCACGGCAGGACGCGAGACAGCCGAGGCGACCGTCCGCGAGCTGGCCGATAAGGCCATCGCCTGCGACGTCGAGGGCTACCCGATCCAGGCTATGACCGGCATGCGCCTCGGCGAGATCGACACCATGGACGGTGAGCACGAGGCCATTGGTGAACTCGTCACCGAGGTCCGGCGCCTGCTGGTAATCGAGGCCGCGTTCAACGAGACCATGAACCCGACGGTGCCGTACAACCTCGGCCACCGCGCTTCCTGGGACTGCGCGCACGGTGTGCGCATCGTGCCCATCAGCACCCTGGCCGTGAAGATCGCCGAGAAGCGTGACGCGCTGGCCAAGCTCCGCGGGGCCTGCCGCGAGGTTGACCGCCTGCGGGACGTGGAGAAGCGGCTGCGCGCCCGGCTGGCCGAGCTGGGGGACGGTGGGGACGGTGCCTGAGCCCGCGATCCTCGGCCCGCACGACGAGCCCCAGGACTCCGGCGCACTCGTCGCGGTCCACTACGGCGACTACCACCACCAGGAAATCTGGGTCCGCAGCGGCGCCAACATCGGGAACTGGTACCCGCTCGGCGGCGAGTTCGGACGGCCGCGGGCCTGGAGCGACCCGCGCAACGAGGTGGAGAAGATGATCGATTTCGGCCGAGGCGTGAGGCCGCCGTGCCCGGGTCCCGGCGAAGTCCCGCTGCACCCGCACTGGGAGGATGTCCTGAAGCGCGGCCCGGTCACGCTGCTGGTAGCGGGCGATGCAGAAGTGCGTGCCGCCGGATGGGCGGCCGGACGGCGGCGGCTGCTGGAGCAGATCGAAGGGCAGATCGATAATGACTGACCCGAACCCGTGGGTCGCCGCCCTCACGGCGCTGGAGGGCTACCACGGCCTCGACGAGCCGACGCCGGAACAGGAAGCGGCGTTCGAGACGCTGCGCGCCGGTGTCATGCGCGACGGCCGCACCTGGGGCGAGCACCTGCGCGAGGCCGGAGAGCGCGCGATGCCGACCGAACCCGGGCGCCCCGACGACATGGACGGGCTCCGGGCCCGGCTGGAAGCGCTGCGAGGCGGCGAGGAGGGCGATGTCCGTGCGTAGCCCCGTCCCGCCCAAGACGCGCGGCCTGTGCGGCACCTGCAAGCGCGACTACCGGGTACGCCGCGACGGCCGGCTGCCCACCCACGGACGCCAGCGGGAGTGCGGCGGGAGCCGGGAGTGGCCGCAGGCGTACAAGGCGCCCGGCGGCAAGTGGAAGGCGGCGCTGCCGTGATCCCGGCGCCTATGGGCATCTTCGGCATCTGTCTCGCCTGGATCGTGACGCAGATCTGGGCCATCCCGCACCTCGTGCTGGCCAGACGTAGCAGCGCGGCCCGGAGAGGCCGCGGTGGTCCTGCCGGGCGTCCCGGCGGCTACGACACGATGCGCGTCCGGCCACCGAGCGCGTACCCGACCATCGGCGCGGAACCGACACGCGCCGCAGACCCGAACAGGATGGACCTCGCAGCATGAACGACACGCCTTCGGACGCCGAAGCGTCCGGTCCCTCTGCTTCGCCCGATGGGGATGCCCACCCGCAGCGCATCGGCGGCTGCCAGTGCGACTGGATGGAGGCAGAGAACCGGCGGTTGTGGAAACGTGCTGCCGAGGCCGATTACGCGGCCGTCCGGGCCGACCTGCGCGGTGCCCAGCTGCGGCTCGTACTGAGTTCGGCCTTATGCAGCTTCGCCAAGCCGCGGCGACGCTTCAGGTCCGACGGCTGGCGCATCGGCCGCATCGAGACCGTAACGCTCCAGCGGTGGTGGCGGACCTGGGAATCCGCGCGCCCGGAGACATTTAACGTACAGGCTGATGCCGAGAGTGATGTCTTCCAGATGCTGGAGCGACTCCGGGAGACGGGACCGGCCGGGGTGGCGATTGCTGAGCACATCTTGGCCGACCGGGTGCGATCCTCTATGCGCGCTGCTGTCCGTTCGGAGGATGGAGACGGATCGCGGGTCGAATGGGGCGTGCGCTACGACGACGGGACGCTATCCGACGCCGTCATCAACGATTTCGACGATGCGCTTCAGCAGGTCGGCCGGAACATTGACTGCGGCGCCCGGATCGTGACGCGCACTCGCGGCGGATGGAACGACGTCGCCTGCTGCGTATGCGGTTCCGCCGCCGTGGTCTACAGCAACTACAAGGAGCAGCCGTTCTGCGCGCCGTGCGCCGACGGGGATGGCCACGTTGAATCAGACGCACAGCGGGATGACGCCGAGGCCAAGGGCAAGTTCCTCCAGACGATGAGCCGGCTTCGAGAGACGGACCCGCTTGGCGCCGCGTTTGTCGAGCGCGTCATTGCCGAGCGAATCGAACACCCTATGTTCTCCGTCGCTATCGCGGAAGGTGCCCCCGGCGAAGAAGTCGCCGGTGAACAGCCCGGCTGCACGGGACTCTTCCTGAATGAGGCGGCACTTCAGCATCGAGGCCCCTGGTGGCTTCCCGACGCGCCCGTGCCGGTTCTGGACCGCGCATCCTTCTATATCGGCAGCGATTCGCAGAACGACAGTGCCCACTGGGCCTACGTCACACACGAGCCGTGCGGGACCGACGTGTTCAGCGGGCAGCATGAACCGACCAATCCCAGCATGGACATGATCTGGGCGGCGATGGCCGCGCACCGCTGCCCGGACCGCGGCGACGACAAGGGCGGTGGCGCTGATGCGTAATGGCCTCATCGGCGGCACGTTCCTGGGCTTCGTCCTGTCGACGTTCGCAGTCCTTCTCACGGCCCTGATCGTCGGGGCGATGGACGGCGAGACCTTCGCGATCCTGGCCGCCACGATCGGCGAGACGTACGCCACCTGGGATTTCATCCACACAACCCGGGGAGGTTGAGAGAAGTGACCGACGAACCCTTCGACCCGACGCACTGGCGGATCCTCGCCGTCGCCCTCATGCGCAGGCTCGGCGGCAAGGTCGAGCTCAGCCGGGACGAGATCGAAGAAGCCCGCGCGCTTCTTGACCCCATCGAGAACCAGACGCTGATGGTGTCCTACAGCGAATCGCAGCTCACCCCGTGGCCACCACCGCTGACCGTCGAGCTGCGCAGCCGGCCCCGTACTGTTCCTGAGGCACTGAGCGCCCTCGCGGACGAGATTCGCGGGTGGATTCCCGAAGAATCATCAATCTTCGACGGCTGGACCGACGATCGGATTCGACGCGACGACGAACCAAGCGCACACTGATCCAAAAGGTTGCTGCCCGCAGGCCGGACACCCTGCGGCCAGGCGCCAGCTCGATCACACCGTAGCCGGATGATCGAGGTGTTAGTCACATGCCGTACCCGCTCACAGAAAACGCCCCCACCCCGCCGTACGACGGCACCGAAGCCTGCTCCGGCGTCGGCTGGGAACTGTTCTTCACCAAGGGCCGCGAGAACATCGCCGGCGCGAAAGCGCTGTGCGGCGCCTGCCCCATGCTCGCCGCCTGCGACGCCTGGTCGCTGGTGCACGAGGAGTTCGGGTTCTGGGCCGGAAAGACCGCCAAGGAGCGCAACCAGATCCGCCGCGAACGCGAGATCACCCTGCGGCGCCCCGAAGCCCGTGGCATCCGGCGGCCGTCCGTGGCCCCCGCCGAGCATCTGGCGATCGCCGCGTGAGCCTCCCGCGCGTCTTCGGCTGGCTCGCCGACACCCAGGGCTGCGGCTACTACCGCGTCATGCTGCCGCTGTGCGAACTCGCCCGTCGCCGCGCCGCCGACACCGCATTCGACGGGCGCATGTTCGCCGACTACGCCACCGGCTCCCGGCCCGGCGAGATCCGCGTGGACCACGACGGGGAACCCGCCGTCATCATCGGCCAGCGCGTCGCCCAGGCCGTCCCGTCCGAGACGTGGCAGCTGCTGGCCAAAGCCGACCGGTTCAGGCTCGTGTACGACATCGACGACGACCTGTTCCGGGTCGACCCCGCCAACGAGCGGGCCTACGCCTACTTCGGCCGGCCCGACGTACGCCGCAGGCTGGCCGAGAACCTTGCCGCCGCCCACATGGTCACCGTGTCCACCGAACCCCTCGCCGTTCAGATGCGGCAGTACAGCGACAACGTCGTCGTCATCGGCAACTACCTCGACGCCGCGGTCCTGAAGTACCCGCGGCCCGAACGCGACGGCATCCTGACCGTCGGTTGGGGCGGCTCGTCGACACACGGCGCCGACTTCGCCGCGGTCGCGCCGCACCTGCGGTCATTCTTCAAGCGCCGGCCTGCCGTGCGCTGGCACTCCTTCGGCCACGACTACGGGCCGCTCACCGGCGCGACCAGGCGCAGGTTCACCCGCTGGCGCGACATCGTCGAGGACCAGGCCGCGTACTGCGCGAGCATGCGCTGGGACATCGGCGTCGCACCCCTGGCCGACACCGTGTTCAACGCCTCCAAGTCGGATCTGCGGGTCCGCGAGTACTGCGCGGCGGGCATCCCGGCCGTCTATTCGCGTGTCGGCCCGTACGCGGCGGCCGTGGACGACGGTGTCACCGGGTTCCTTGCCTCGACGCGCAAGGAGTGGCTGGCGGCCCTGGACGCCCTAGCCGGCGACGAAGGGCTGCGCGAGCGCATGGGGAAGGCAGCACGCGAGGCGGCTGCGGAGTACACGATCCAAGGTCATGGCGGTCAGTTGTGGCTTGACGCGCTGGGAAGCCTGAAGTGGTGACCGAGACCCCCAGGCTCATGATGATCTGCCCCACGCGCGGCAGGCCCGAAAACGCCGTCCGGCTGCACGAGGCCTTCAAGGCCACCACGGGGCCCGAGGCGGCCATCGTGTTCGCAGTCGACCAGGACGATCCGAAGCGCTCTGCGTACGTCGAGACGGGCGTGCCGATGGTCATCGGGCCGCGGCTGCGGATCGGCGGCACCCTGAACCGGCTCACGGCCGACTGGAGAGACCGCGCCAGCATCTTCGCCTTCGGTTTCCTCGGCGACGACCACCTTGTCCAGACCGAGGGCTGGTCGCTGCGCTTCCTGGCCGAGCTCGACCGGATGGGCACCGGCATGGTCTACGGCAACGACCTCATCCAGGGCGAGAACTTGCCGACCGCCATCGCCATGACCACGGACATCATCACCGCTCTCGGCTACATGGTGCCCGGCGGCCTGGTCCATCTGGAGATCGATACGGCCTGGAAGCTGCTCGGCCAGGCGATCGGGCGCCTGACCTACCTGCCGGACGTCGTCATCGAGCACATGCACCCCATCGCCGGGAAGGCTCCGGACGACGCCGGCTACCGCGAGGCCAACGACCCGGCGCAGTACGAGGCCGACGGCCAGCGGCTCGCCGACTGGAAGCGGCTTCAGATGCCCGCCGACGTCGAACGGCTCAAGCACCTGATCGCGGCGAAGGAGAACCGGCCTTGAGCGAGTGGCGTCTCTTCGAAGAGGGCGCCGTCCCGGAGTGGACGCGGCCGGAATGGTACGCCTCTCGTGACCGGGCGCCGCACTTGGAGCAGGAGCTGCACCGGCCGCGCCTGATGGAAGCCGCGGCGCAGGTCGCCGACGTGGCCGCCGTCCACTTCGCGAAGACCCTCGTCGACCTCGGCGCCGGAGACGGCGGCCTGCTGCAACTTCTCCAGCGCGACGTTCCGATGCTCGACGCCTGGGGCTACGACCTCCAGCCGACGAACATCGCCGGCGCCGCACAGCGCGGGGTGACCGTCTACCTCGGCGACGTCGTCGACGGCGTGGAGTACCTCGGCAAATCCGAGGACGGCACGATGCAGAAGCTCCCGTTGCAGTGGGGCGAGATCGCCGTGGCCACGGAGTGCCTGGAGCATTTACTCGAGCCAGGGCGGTTCGTTCGCATCATCGCCGAGCACTGCCGCGTCCTGGTTGCGTCGTCGCCGCATACCGAGCGGCCGGGCGCCGCGTACGGTTTCCACACTTTTGCGTGGGATTTGGACGGCTACCGCGCGCTCCTGGAGCAGGGCGGCTTCGAGGTCGTACGGCACGAGACCGTCGGGATGTTTCAGGTGATCACCGGAGTGCACGCATGACGGCCGACGGCACGAGGCGAAGGGACCCGCTCGTCTGGATGGGACCCGATGGCGACAGGGTGCTGACGCTCGTCCGCCAGAAGCTGAGCCTCATGTACGGCCTGAGCCCGGACCTCGTCGACGAAGTCAGCGCCGAGGATCTGAACTCGATACTCGCGAGGCAAATCGTCCTGCGCATCCGCGGCCACGTGTTCGGCGAGCAGCTGCCTCCGCACTCCGAGACCCGCAGCATCCACATCCCCGACGGATGGCGCGAACACTGGCGGTGGGACCACCGGGAGCGATGGTGGATGCGCGGCTGGGTCCGTCGCCGGCCGATCCGCCTCCGCGAGGTCACCATCACGGCCACCTGGAAGAACATGGCCGCCTACCCGTGGCTGTCGCTGCGGACCCAGAACCTCCCGTACGACTTCGGGCAGGCCGTCCGGCTCGTACTGCCGCCGACTTCCACCCTGTCCGGCGAGGGCCTCCCCTACGCCCAGCAGTTCCAGGAGGACTGGTGACCAGCCCCGAGCGGCTCGCTAAGCAAATCCGCACCTTCGACAACTCCGCCCCCGACGCCGATGAACGCATGAAGCAGATCATCAAGGACGCCGAGGACGGCGGCGAGAAGCACATGGAAGCGGTGCTGGACGCGCTCGCCAAGGACGACAAGTCCAGTACCGCCGGTCCGCCGTCTGTCTACGACGTTGCGACCGGCCGCCCGGCGTTCCACGAGTCGAACGTGCTGCTGGAGCTGCGTGTCCACGTCAACGGGCGGCTGTTCACCGCCCGCGAGTCCGTCGACCCGATGATGTTCGAGCCTCAGCTTGGCAAGGCCGGGTTCGAGACGTTCATCCGGTTCTTCATCCAGGCCAGCTGCGGCCGGCTGGCGATCGACCCCGAGGCGTACGCCTACTTCCGCAGCCTCGTCACAGTCGTTCACCCGGAGGACCAGCACGACCTCAAGCGCTGCGCCGACGGCCCGGCGGCCACTCCCTACTGCGACAAGGGGCTGATCTCCAAGGCGTCCCGCATCTTTCCGGCGGTTGACGCGGCGATCGAGCCGACGGTGACGCGGGAGGACGTCCTGGGCACCTGCCCGTGCCGCTGCCACCGGCGCAACGGGGCCGCGGACCACCTCAGGCGGCTGGCCCAGGCGTACAAGCTGCCGACGTTCGATGAGGACATGCTCGACGAGAACGGATTCCCGCGATGACGATCGAGACGAAGCCCGACGCCGTCGAGCGCGAACGCATCCACGCCTACACCACCGACTACCGAAAGCGTGAAGGCAGCCGACGTGGAACGCTCGTCGACCGCGGCTTCTGGATCCACCACCTGCCGCGCCTGATCCTCAACTGCCGACTGCTCGGCCACAAGGCCGTGGTTGACGGCACCGAGGGCTACGCCAACGGGACGTTCAGCCGCCCCGGCTACCGGTGGGTCTGCTGCGACCGCTGCGGCTTGCGGCCCCGACCCCAGGGCGATCTCGACCCGGTGCAGTGGGACGTCGGCGACCGCTACCGGGCGCCTCTGCCCGGGCCGTGGCCGCGCGCCACTGGTAGCTTCGGCGGGCAGATCGTCATCGGCAGGAGCTTCCCGGGCGCCTCCATCGGCGTTGCCGTGGGCAGTGCCGGCGACGACCACGGGCTGGCCGTGCACGTCCGGCTCAACCCGATCGGCGCGCTATACCTGCACGTCGATGAGTTCGGGACCTGGATTCAGCGCAGGCTCAACCCCACCGGCTACGACACCCGTACTACCGAGCTCACCCTCGGCGACGGGCGCCTGTCTTGGCGGTTGTGGGCCAAGCGCGATGAGCACTCGGGCGCGACTCCGCGCTGGCGGGACGGCTCGACAGTGATCGACCCGCGCGAACGCCTGTTCGGCCCGGTGCTCGGCAGCTACGAAAAGGTGGGCGAGCCGGTGACCGCGACCATCCGGATGCCCGAAGGGGACGACCACGAAGTCATCCTCACGCTGGAGCGGAAACGCATTGGTCGCAGGCGTGGCGAGGGCAAGCTGTCGTGGGCCGTGGACTGGGCCAGCGAGAAGGGCATCCCGTTCCGGCACGACTCCTGGAAGGGCAACGAGGTGATGGCCTCGGGAGTCAGCGTGTCGGATGCTGCAGTCAAACAGGGCCGGTGGGCCGCCGAGGCCTGCGCGGCCATCGCCGCCGACGTCTCGGAGATGCGCACCCGGTACCGGTGGCGTTCGGTCGCCGACGAAGTGGAGATCTGACGTGCGGGTGCTCGTGACCGGCGCGGCCGGCTTCATCGGATCCCACCTTGTCCGCGCCCTGGAAGCCCGCGGAGACGACGTAGCGGGCCTGGACATCGTCGACGGGCCGCAGTTCGACGCGCTGGACTTCTTCCGCACCGACGGCACGCGGTATGACTTGGCGATTCACTGTGCCGCGGTCATCGGCGGACGGCAGGGCATCGACGGGTCACCGCTCGCGGTCGCCACGAACCTTGCGCTGGACAGTTGGTACTTCAACTGGCTGGTCCGGACCGGCACGCCGCGAGCGGTGTATTTCAGCTCCTCGGCCTGCTACCCGGTGGATCTCCAGAACGACTACGCGACGGCGCGCGAGCTGCGTGAAGACGACATTCGCCTGGACGCCTACAACATCGGCCGCCCGGACGCCGTCTACGGCCTGGCGAAGCTCGTCGGCGAGCAGCTGGCCGAGTACGCCCGTGCGGCTGGCGTTGACGTGCTCGTGTGTCGCCCATTTTCGGGCTTCGGCGAGGACCAATCGCCGGATTACCCGTTCTCGGCGATCATCGACCGCGCCCGGCGTCGTGAGGACCCGTTCGACATCTGGGGCGACGGTCGCCAGGTCCGAGACTGGGTCTACATCGATGACGTGGTCGGCGCCGTCCTAGCCGCGCTCGATGCCGGCGAGCAGGGCCCGCTGAACATCGGCAGCGGCGTCGCCACGTCGTTCGACGAGCTCGCGGCGTCCATCGTTGCCCAGGTCGGCGGCGGCTACCGCCCGGCGTTCCGGCACTTGGAGGACAAGCCTGCCGGGGTGGCGTACCGCGTGGCCGACCCGACGCGGATGCTCGCGCTGTACAAGCCTCGCGTCAGCCTCCAGGAGGGCATCGCCCGAGCCCTGGCCGTCCCGGAGACGGTCCGGCTCGCCCACGGCGAGAGCATCAAGCGGGGCGCCATGACGGCCATGCGGCGGGAGCTGGACTGGCGGTTCGACGATCCGCGCGAGGTGACCTTCTACAAGCGGTACCGCGAGGGGAAGCGGGTCGTGATCGTCACGGACGAGTTCCTAGAGGACTACGTGGGGAACGTGTGGTCCTGCGTCGAAGGGCAGCTTGACGAAGGCGCCCGCCGCGAGCGCGGCCACTACGTGAACGGCACCCCGGTCTGAAGTGCCCGCCCACGGGATCCGCGCTGGACTCCGCCCATAGCCTGACGACCATGGGTGGCCTCAGCAACGGATGGGACGCGGTGCTCCCGGCGGGATCCGCCATGAGCGCTGCGTTCGGTCTCAGCAACGACGACGGCACCCCCTACAACGTCAGCGGCCTGACGTGGGAGTACGTCGTCCACTCCGATCCGGCCGACGCGTCGCCGCTCATCTCGGTCACGACGACCCCGAACGCCCAGGGCTCGCTGACCGTCACCACGAGCCCGACCACCCAGGTCGCGCTCAGCCTGCTGCACGCCGCCACGGCCGCCCTGCCGCCCGCGGCCTACCGGCACGCCCTGTGGTCCAACCCGGGCCAGCCCAGCGCCCTGTGCTGGATGCAGGGCACGCTGACCGTCGCCCGCGTGGCCCAGCCGTAGGAGGCCGACGATGCCCGACATCACCGTCACCGAGACCGGCCCGACCGTCTCCGTCGGCGACGCCGTGACGCCGATCGTGACCGTCTCCGCGCTCGGGACACCCGGCGCGACGGGAGCCACGGGCGCCACCGGCCCGGCAGGGCCGACGGGACCCACGGGCCCGACCGGCGCCACCGGGCCGACCGGCGCAACAGGACCACAGGGCGCTACGGGCGCGACAGGAGCGACGGGCGCTACCGGCCCGCAGGGACCGGCAGGACCCGGCGGCGGAGGAGCCCTGCGCGGCACCTGGGCCGTCGGCACCTCCTACGTCGCCAACGACGTCGTCGTCCTCAACGAGCGCGCCTTCGAGGCCGTACAGGCCGGGACCGGCCACGACCCGCTGCCCGCCACCCAGCTGTTCGCCGGACCGCCCGGCACCACCGCCGCCCTCGACGGCGCCGCGTACGAGATGGGCCTGAAGGTCCAGCCGACCGCCGACGTCCGCATGACCGCGGTCGCGTTCTACAAGGCCACCGCCAACACCGGCACCCACGTCGGACGCCTGTGGCGGCTCGGCGCGAACAGCGTCTACTACAAGGTCACCGAGGCGACGTTCACCGGCGAGACGTCCTCGGGCTGGCAGAGCATGCCGCTGGCCGCGGACCTGGCCGCTGGGGACACCTACGTCGTGTCGTGCGCGTTCCCCGCCGGGCATTACTCCTTCGACTCCGGGTATTTCAACGCCCCGGTCACGGTCGGCTCGATCACCGCGCCGGTCGGCGCCGGGATGTACTCCACGACAGTCGGCCACGTTCCCGATCACGTCGGCGGGAACGCGAACTACTGGGTGACGCCGATCTGGGGCGAGCCGAACCCGACGTGGTGGCAGGAGATCGGCGCCTGGCAGGACATCGCCGGATTCCCCTCGGCGCAGGAAGCCGCCGCGCAGTACGTCCTGTCGCAGATCGGCGCACTCGGCGGTATCGCGGGCCTGGACGGCGCCGGCCACCTGGCGTCCACCGCCTCCGGCACTGCGGCCGTCGCGGCCGGGTCCACGTCCGTGTCGGTCGCCCACGGCCTGCCGCGCGTCCCAACGCTCCAGCAGGTCGACGTCACGCCCACGAACAATCTGGGCTCGGCGACGAAGCTGTGGGTGTCCGCCGTCGATGCCACGAACATCACCGTCAACACCGACGTCGCCCCCGGCGGATCCGGTGCCACCTTCGGATGGCGGGTCCTGAACGTCTGACCTTGACGCGGCCGGTGTGATGGGAACGCTGACCGCCGAGCCCTGGAGACGACCGTGCTGCTGATCGAACGGATCGCCGTGATCCGAGGCCATGCCCGGCGCCACTCATGCTGCTCGCAGGAGGTCGAACGGCACCTCGACGAACTCCAGGCCGAAGTCGACCAGTTGCTCGCACTCGCACGCGCCAACGACCGGGCCCCCGCCCGCATCCACGTCACCGTCACCACGGAAGGCAACACCATGACCACCTTCGCCCCCGGCGCCCCGATCACCTTCACCGCGGGCTCGGACAACGCCGAGAACCAGCCCGTCGCTGACACCTACACCTGGACGTCCACCGCCGGTACCATCGTGCCCGGCCCGGACTCGACGACCATCACGATCAGCGACGCCCCGCTCGGCGACGTCACCGCGACCGCGACCGACCCGCTCGGCATCGCCGGCTCCGCGACCGCCACCGTCGCCGACCAGACACCGACCGTCGTCAACGTCACCGTCTCCTGACGGCCATGCACGACCCGCTCGTCGTCGCCTTCGAGATCCGGCGACCCTGGCCGCGCATCGAGAAGACGACGACGCGCCGACGCCGCTACTGGCCGTCGCTCATCACCGTCTGGCACCGCGAACCCGGCGGCCACGACTCCGGCACCGTCTGCCGCTGGTCCGGCTCCTGGAGGTGGCACGTCCACCACTGGCGCATCCAAGTGCACCCCCTCCAGCAGCTGCGCCGGTGGGCTTTGACCCGGTGCGAGTGGTGTGGCGGCCGCAGCCGCAAGGACGACAGGGTCAACTTCAGCTCGTCCTGGGACGGCGTCCGCACCCGCTGGTGGCGCGGCGAACGTGCCCTCCGTCACCACGACTGCGACACCGTCTGGCGTGCCAGTCGCAAGTGCCTCTGCGACACCCCGCAGCTCGACCACAGCAGCTACGGAACCTGCGCTACCTGCGGAAAGTCCCGCGCTTACGGCGCCGACGTCACCGAAGCCGACCAGCTGCTGGCCGCGCTGCCCGTACGCTCGCGCATCCCCGTCGAACTCCGACCCCGCCTCGAAGCGATCTGGAACGCCGCGCTGATCGCGCGCGGCGTCGACCCGGCCCACACCGTCAAGCCCTGGCGCTGACGCGCCGTCCGACTACGAAGGAGCGCAGCGCCATGACGTTCAGCTTCACCGCCGCCGGCACCAAGGACCAGGTCCGCCAGCAGCTCGCGGCCAGCGAGGCCCAGCACCGCCAGTGGAACAACCACACCCCGCTCCTCGCCAGCGTCTACGAGCTCATCGGCGCCCACCTGGACCACAGCAACTACGCCGGCGGCCTCATCGTCGAGGCCAGCGGCCACCACGACACCTCCTACGGCCAGTTGAACCTGAGCATCAGGTCGCTGAACATCCCGGCCGTCCCCGAGGAGCAGACGAAGGACGAACCGGAGCCGGCCGAGGAGCCAGCGACCTGACCGCACAGCAGAACGCCCCGGACTCGTGGGAGGTCCGGGGCGTTCGGCGTTTCATGGTGGGGACGGAAGCCGCTGGCTGGCCGCCGTACCCTGGCCCCATGGACATCGCCGAGTTCATCACTACGCGGCTGACCGATCTCGAACGCCTCGCACACGACGCCGAGGGCAGCGGTGACGGCGCCTGGGAATCCGTCGTCGGCGCCATGGGCCCCGAGGTGCGCGTGGAGGACGGAGTCGTCTGGGCGCGCGAGACGCCGTGGGATGTATGGGGTTGCGACGACTACTCCGACGAGGAAGGGTGCGTGGACGCCCGCGCCGGGTGGATGCGGCAGGCCGAGCACATCGCGGCCCACGATCCCGCTCACGTCCTGGCGGACATCGCCTCCAAGCGGGCGATCGTCGAGGACTACGTCACAACCTGCCGGATCCGAGATGAGGCCGCCGGGCGCATTCAGGAAGCAAGCACATGCATCCGGCCGGATCGTTCATGCGGACTACGACGAGTGGGGGCGTGCGGACCGGGAGGCGTCCCTGCTTGATGGCGTTGTCCAGCGCTTGGCGGCACAGTTCGCTGTCCATCCCGAGTACAAGGAGAGCTGGAAGTCGTGACCATCGTTGGTTTCATCAGCGCCCGCTTGGACGACGACGAGCGGATCGCCAACGAGTCGAAGCGCCCCGACTCGTGGATCCGCAGGCTCTTGCGTGAGATCGCCGCCAAGCGCCGCGTACTGACGCGGCACAGCGGCCACGGCCTGATATGTGACGGATGCGGCAACGATTACATGAGCAGCGAGTCCCGCTACCTCCTTGAGGAGTGCCCCGAGCTCCGTGACCTTGCCGCGCCGTTCGCAACGCACCCTGACTATGACGAGAGCTGGAAGCCGTGACCGACCTCGCAGCCTTCCTGACCGCGCGCTGGGACGAGCAGGAAGCCCGGCTGCGCAGGGGCTGGTACAGCGATACCCACTGGAAGGTGTTCGAGACCCGCATCATGCTCGGCACCTGGACGGTATCGCGCCAGCGCGGCATCAGCGTCGCGCTGAACGACGAGATCGCGCTGGCTGGCCTGAAGCTTCTCCGCGAGCTCCAGGACGAATGGCGGCGGCAGGAAGCCGAACCGCTGCTAGCTGACCTCGCCGCCAAGCGGGTGGTCCTGGCCGAAGTCGCATCCTGGCAGCACGCCCTTGTCGACGGCGACACCTGGCTCTCCTGCGCGCAGGCGGTTGACGAGCACTATGGGGAAGGACGCCCCGGATCGGGTTGCGCCGACGACCGCCGCGCCGGAGGCCCCTGCGACTGCGGCCTCGAACGGCGGCGCGAGGCGATCCTGCGCCCCATGGCGTCGCCGTTCAGCGCACACCCGGAGTTCAAGGCGGAGTGGGTGACGGCGTGACCGACATCGTCGCCTTCCTGACCGCGCGTCTCGACGAGCAGGCCGCAGCGCTGATTGAGTACGTCGAGAAGCGTCACACCGCGAAGATGTCGGACGCCTTCTCGCATGGGTTCATGGTCACTGACGCCAGCGCACGGATGGTCCTGCCGTATCCGACCACCCTGCGATCGCTGAGCCCCTATGAATACGACGCGGCCATCTGGCTTGACGCGGACATCGCCTCCAAGCGGGGCATCATCCAGCAGTGGCAGGAGGCCGACGCCGCCTGCCGGCGCAACGTCGGCGACCAGATGCTGAACGCAGTTCATATGGCGACCCTGCAGGTCGTTCTCGTGTCGCTCGCCAGCGCGTACCGAGCCCACCCCCGCTATGCCGGAGGCAAGGTGGACGACTGGACGTGGCCCGGGGCGGCCGACGAAGGGAATTTGACATGAAGATCCTGCGCCGCCTCGCCGGCCACAAGACGACGAGCCGCACTCAGGGACCTGACCGCTACGCCCGCGCGGGCTGCTCCTGCGGCGCGACGTTCAAAGCGCCTGACGGGCGGTTCCTGCTGGGCGACTTCGACATCTGGGAGAAGACGCACGGCCGCCTCGAACCCACCGAAGGAGCCTGACGTGAGCGACCTAGATGCGGCGATCCGCGCGAAGCTCGACGGCTACGTTAACGAAGGCTGCGGCTACAGCGGCCACGATTGCCAGGTGACCGGCCACGAGGAGATGAAGGCCGCACTCCTCGGCGCCCTCGATCAGCACTCGCTGGCGGAGTTCTACGGCGCCGCCGTCGCAGATCCCTCGACGTGGATCTGCCAGAGGTGCCACGAGGCCGACCCGTGCCCCACGAGGTGGGCCATCGCGACCGCGCTCGGGATCGAGGTGGGTGGTGGCTGACACGCGCCCCATGGGCATCCGGAAGGCACTGCCCAACCCGTGGCGGTACGACCCCGCCAAGCCGTGGGTCTGGTGCTGCCGGTCCTGCCGCCTCGAAGCCACGTACCCGGCCGCGACCCTCCCCGAGGCCTACGCCGACGCGCTGGAGCACCTCGAAGACGAGCACGTTGCGGTGGCTTCCGAGGCTTACGCTGCCGCGATGAAGCACTTCGAGAACGAGCACGGCGGACTGGATGCTGCACGATGAGCGATTCCGGCGACCACCCGCTGTCCAGCACCGACGTCCTCACCGACCTCGCCGCGACGACCGCGTTCGTGCGCGCCGACCGCGCCGCGCAGGCATTCCGTGACGCCCTAGACGAGCTGCTGCACTCCGGCGAGCACGTCGAGGAAGCGCGCCGTGCGAATGAGCAGCTTCTCGCGCTCGCGGCGGGAGCCATGGGCGTGAAGATCCATATCCCGGCCGACATTGCGGAGCGGCACGGGCTCGACGAGGACGGAGGCGAGTGACGTGAGCGACTACCAACGCATCGCCGAACTGTGGCCGCACGTGGACGGCTGGCCCGATCCGCCCGCGCTCGAAACCGCGACCCGCGAGGACACCGAAATATACGCCGGGATCCGGCTCGCGGCGCAGTGCCTGATCGACGCCGAGAAACGCGCGATGCCGGCCGCGATGCGAAGCACGGCCGAACAGGCGTGGCAGTGGGGGCGTCAGCAGTGGGCCAAGATGCAGAGACAGCGAACGACATGACCGCCGGCCCTCGCGATCTGGCCCGGGACGACGACGACCGGCCGCCCCGACGCCCGATGTGCCGCTGCATCGTGGTGCCGCAATCGCTGGCGGACCGGATCCAGGTCGAGGCGCATCCGGACCTGATCGAGCTGGACGCGCGGATGGAGCGAGAGCTGTGACCGCCGACCCCGCCGGCGGCACGTTCGCCGAGAAGCTGGACGCCGCAGCCGGGCCGCTGCGACGCATGGGCGCCATCACCGCCCAGATCGCGCTCGCCACGATCCCGGCCGACGCCTCCTGCCACTGTCTGTGCTCGATCTACGAGCCGCACACCTGCGACGGGTGGCGCGCCGAGGGCTGCCAGTGCGAGGTGCCCGGTGGGAAGCTGTTCGGCAAGCAGCTGGCGCCGACCGTGGTGCCGCTGTGCCGGTCGTGCTTCGCGGCCGAGATCCGGAAGGGATAGCCGGTGAACCGCCACCCCGACTTCGAGCACCCCTTCGGCATCGCCGACTGGAACGGCGTCCGCGCCAGGATCCGTTGCGGACCTGACGGCCTCTGGTACGTCATGCTCATGCGCGGGGACCGGGCCATCCTGTTCCCCGGGCTGCCGCACCTGAGCTGGCGGGGCGCCATGGACCAGGCGCAGCGCGTCATGACCGCCGCCGGACGCGTCCTGCGCGGCGAGATCTGACATGAAGCGCGGCCGGATGCAGTGCAAGGACATCCCCGACGAGCTCGTCATCCAGGCGGTCGCCAACACCACGGAGAAGGGTTCGGGGAGTTGGCGTCACTGGGATGACGTGTGGCCGCAGTTCGAACGGCTGCTGCCCGGCGTTCCCGGTCCGTTGTTCTATGCCAAGGTCGATCGGATGCAGCTCCGTGCGCAGCCCCGCATCCACGCCTGCGTGCACACGCCCTACCGCAAGGGCCAGTGCCGAGGCGACGTGCACTTGGCCGAGGAGTGCAAAGGGTGCTGACGATCCGACGCGATCTCTACGACGCGATCATGGCGCATGCCCGCGCCGACCATCCGATCGAGGCCTGCGGCATCCTCGCCGGACCGGCCCGCTCGGACCGGCCCGAACGCATCGTGCCCATGGCCAACGCTGAACGGTCCCGGACCTTCTACCGCTTCGAGGTCGGCGAGCAGCTGGCGGCGTGGCGCGAGATGGACGAGCGCGACGAGGACGTGGTGATCGTCTACCACTCCCATACCGCCACGAAGGCGTATCCCTCGCGTACCGACGTCGCGCACGCCAGCGAGCCCGATGTTCACTACGTCGTGGTCTCCACCCGGGACGCGGACGGCCTGGGCGACGTCGAGTTCCGCTCGTTCCGCATCGTCGGCGGCGACGTCACCGAGGAAGAGGTGCGCATTGACTCGCCGAACGCGCTCGCTCGTACGGGCAGCCGAGAGGCGTGCGGCGGCTCGGCGGCGGCCTGAGATACTGGGAGCGTTCGCGAGCCGTCAGGCGTGCTCGTGGCGGCCGCGGGACCCGCGCCGCGTCAACTGCGGCGCGGTTTCCGTACCAACCCCCTGAGGATCCTTGCGCGATGACCACGGTCCACGTCGTACCCAGCGGCGAACCACCCGAGAACCACACCCTCGGTAACTGCCCGTGCCGGCCGCGCAGGCTTCCCAGGCGCCGCGGGGACGGCAGCGTCATCGACTGGGTCCACGCCCACCGCGCGGCCGCCGACGAGCTGGACATGCCCCGGATGCTGGCTGCATGATCCCTGGCATCACCGTTGCCATCCCGTCGATTCCGCCGCGCGCGGCGATGCTCGGCCGGGCCCTGGCGTCCGTGCTTGCCCAGGAGTTGCCCGCCGAGGCCGTGTCGATCGCCGTCGATACTGGGAGGCACGGCGCCGCCATGACCCGAGACCGGGCTCTGCGAGCTGTGCGTACTGAGTACACGGCGTTCTTGGATGACGACGACCAGATGCAGCCCGAGCACCTGCGGGTGCTGATGGACGCCGCCGAGGAGTCGGGCGCCGACTACGTATTCTCCTATTACACCGTCGCCGACGCCGACGGGCAGCTCATGCCGCATGTGGATCCGCTCCGGCACTTCGGGCGCGTCTTCGATCCGGCCGATCCGCACCAGACGACGATCACGATCCTGGTCCGGACTGAACTCGCGCAGGACCTCGGCTTCCGCGACCCGCCGGAAGGCGAGCTGATCGCCGGCCAGCGCTACGGCGAGGATTTTGACTTTTCCGTCCGTGCCGCCCAAGCGGGGGCAAAGATACTACACATACCAAAACGGACATGGCTGTGGTTTCACCATGGCGCGAATTCTTCAGGCCTACCTTCGCGCTGGTAGGCGCCGCGAAGGCGTGCCGGGGCCCAGTGACGACGGGGCGCGTACCGCCGGATCTGCGGGCGCGGCCAGTATCCCAGGGCTCGCGTCACGCTGGTGACGGCGTCGACAGCGGGGACGCCACGTCGCCGCCGGCCATCCTCGCGGACGCCAACTGCTCTTCCAGATGGCCGATCTTCTCCTGAAGTTCCTCGATCGCCGCATCCCGCATCGCCAGCTCCGACGTCGCCGTGTGAAGCCGCCGCTCCAGTACCGACACCAGCCGCTCGTGCGAGATCGCCAAGTTCCCCGGGCCGCTCATGCCAGGCCAGCCCTCTGCGCCAGCAGCCGGACCAGCGGATCGGGGTGGCCGGCCACCTGCGCGGCCAGCTCTGCCCGGTCGCGCTCCTCCCGGATCCGCTCGTCCTCGGCCTCCTGGAGGCGCTCGCGGTGCGCCGCGACCTCCATCGGGGTCAGCGACCGGTAGGCGAGCTCCCCGGTCGACACATCGAACTCGACGTGGTGCAGCCCGTCGGGGGGCGCGGGTTCCTGATCGTCAGCCATGATCACATCATCGCGTAGAGAGAGACGGTGGAGTGGGCCACGAAGTTACCCGAGGCCGGGAGCAGGGTGAGCGACGTGATCACCGACTGGTTGTTCCAGGTGCCGCCGCTGTTGCCGGAGAACACCGTGGAGTTGCTCAGGCTGCACACATAGCTGGACGTCACGGTCTTGTTCGTGGCGCCGTTGGCGTTGGGGATGTCGAACCGCCCGGACACGAAGTTGCTCGCCCCGTCGGAGGTGCCGGTGTGCAGGCAGAACCGGATGCCGGTGGCCGAGGTCGAGTTGACCGACGTGGTCGTGGTGACCGACCCGTGCAGGTCCTGCCAGTTGTAGTTGGTCGCGGAGTCGCCGTTGATGCGCAGCAGAGCCGCCTGGCCGCCGGAGCCGGTGTCGCTGCGCAGCGAGTAGTCGCATACCAGGTGGGTGACCGCCGGGAGGCCGGAGAACGCGATGGATGCCGCCGAGGCGCCGAGGGTCACCGTGGCGATCTGCTGAAGGTTGTACAGATACCCCGAGCCGGAGTAGACCGCGCTGACCCCGGTGTCCGTCTCGAAGATCTCCAGGCCCTGGAACGGCGACGACGGGTGCGTGGCGGCGGTGCAGACGAACTGCCCGAACGCCTTCTGCTCCCAGGAGCTGCCGTTGTACACCAGCATCCGGGTCGTGTCTGACTCGTAGATGGCCGTGCCCGCGGCGATGCCGGTGGTCGGCCGGGTCGCGGCTGTGCACTTCACGAGCGTGGCGTACCGCCACGCCGAGCCGGTGTAGCGGACCAGCGCGTCGGTGTCCGATTCGTAGATGAGAAGCCCGGCGATCAGGTTGGTGCTCGGCCGCGTCGAGGACGTGTACACCAGCACGTTCGATGAGACGTACGTCCACACCGGCGAGGCCTTGGTGCCGGAGTTGACGGCGACGCGGCCGGTGTCGGTCTCGTAGATGCCCTGGCCGCCGTAGGTGTTCGACGGGCGCGTCCCCGAGGTGCACTTCACCAGGCCCATGAGGCCGTCGATGGTGGTGAGGTTCGCCTCGACGTGCGTGTTGAAGGCGTAGCCGTCGGTGAGATCGGCGATCAGCAGGGCGAGGTTCGTGGTGAAGGTGTCAGCCACGGTGCAAAGCTCCGATCCGGGCAGTCCTCATCGCTTTGACCTGCGTGGTCCGCTCGGTGTGCTGCCTGTGGTCCACTGACTCTCGATGGTGGTTGCGAATCTGGTTCAGCAGCCCGTCGGGGTCGGTGAGGCCGTGCAGGCCGCGGATCGCCTCGATACCGGCCAGGTAGTGGTCGCGGGCCGCGCGCACGTGGGTGTTGTACAGGAACTTCGGATGATCGGGGTGGACCGGCGCCAGATGCTCGTGGGTGACGATGTCCAGCAGCGTCTCGGCGTCGGCGGGGTCCACGTCGTATTCGGCGGCCCGCCAGTGCATCGAGTCCGCCGGGATCACCATCAGATGCAGCCCGGGACGCGTGGTGTCGTCATGGACGATGTGCCACCACTCGCGGTGCCCGGCACCGGGCACCGTATCCACGCGCAGCTCGACCGATTTCACGGTCCTCACGGGGCTACCTGCCTCTCATGGCGATGGCCAGGACGGCCCAGGCGCCGGGGGCGGCGGCGCTGAGCGCGAAGGAGAATCCGGTGGCGGTGAAGGTGGTGACGTCGCCGGCCGGGATGGTGCTGGTGTTGCTGCACGAGTAGACGGCCACCGGGTAGGTGGTGCTGAACATCGTGGCGCCGTAGCCCAGGGCGACGCTGGTGATCCCTCCGGATAGGCCGGTGAAGGGGGTGAGGAACAGTCCGGACTGGGCTTCGGGGGCGAATGAGCTCTGCTGGTAGCCGCGGATCTTCCAGATGGTGTCGGAGTTGGAGGAGTCGTCCTGGAAGTTGAGCTGGCCGTCCGATCCGCGCCCCGGGATCGCCAGCTGCAGCTGGGCCTGGTTGTACGCCAGGACCACCTGGCCGCCGTTGGTGGTCTGGTTCGAGGGATCCCCGACGTGCAGGACGAGGCCGGTGGTGCCCTTCATGAACAGGCGGTGGAAGTAGGTGGTGCCGCCGACCACGTAGTTGCCGGAGTTGATACCGATACCGGCGGTGTTCCCGTCGATGTTCACGGCATTGATGAACGCGTTGTTGGTGCCGGCGGTGTCATACAGGCGTATCACGGGGTAGGAGCTGGCTGGCGTCTCCAGGGTGATCTTCTCGCCGCCGGCGACCTGGGCCAGGGTGAGGGTTGTGGTGGCGGAGTTCAGGTCGAACACGACGTTCCCGCCGGCGTCGTAGCTGTGGACGCCGGTGGAGTCCATCACCACCCGCTGGCCGGTCAGCGCGGTGCCGATCGTGCCGCCCAGGATGATCGAGGCGGTGACGGTCCCGGCCGTGAGCTTGGACACCGACAGGTCGGTGATGTACGCGTTCGACCACAGCACCGCCGTGGCCCCGGCCGCGGCCGATGGCGCCGACTTGTTCCCGGCGACGTCCACCGCCACGATCTTGATGTACATCGACTGGGCCGGCGGCTGGCCCGGCGGGATCGTGAACGACCCGACGACGGGGATCTGGCCGGTGATGTTCCCGGCGTTCGCAGGCAGCGACCCCAGCTTCGTCGCCGCCGACGGGGTGAACAGCGGCTCGTACGTGCCGTGAACCTCGATATGGTGCAGGTCGCTGGCCTGGTTGAACGTGCCGCCGTCGGAAGTGCCGCAGTCCCAGGTGACCTGCACGCTGGCCATGTTCGCCGCGACCACCGGCGCGTCCGGCGTCGGCGGGGGGATCGTGTCGGCCGAGGCCGTGAAGTCCGTCGTCGCCGACCAGGCGCCGAAGTTCGGCGGCGAGGCGGTGTCCACCGCCCGGATCTGGAAGGAGTACACCACGCCCGGCGTGAGCTCCTGGATCAGCAGCGTGTCGGTGCCCCAGCCGACGAACGTCGGCTTCCACTGCGCCACCGGCGCCGGGATCAGGGCGTTGTAGGTGCCGCCCAGGGCCGCCAGAGAGTTGTAGGTGTACCCGGCCGCGGCGAGCTGCGCGTGCGAGGGGTTCGTCGCGTAGATGCCCAGGTTCGGCCGGTACTGGATCTCATAGTGGTCGCCGTCGGTGATGGTGGTGCCGTCGGTGTTCGTCGGCGTCGACCAGGCCAGCTGGATCTGCGCCTTCGTCTTGCCGTCCGACGGGCTCTGATACGTCGTGGTCGTGAACGTCCCGAACGTGACGGCCGCGGGGATGGTGGTGTCCGGGATCGGCCGCGGCCCGACCGGCTCGGAGGTCGACACCAGCTGCCGGTTGTAGCCGCCGACGACGATGTTCGTGTCGCCGGTGTCGAACGTCACGTAGTCCGTCAGGTCGTACCAGACGCCGCCCGGCGCCCGGAAGGCCACCGTCATGCCCTGCACGACCGGCCACGTCTGCTCGATGACGCGCAGCAGCACCGGATTGATCCGGCGGCCGCGGAACGTGACCTCGTTGTTGGTGTCGACCATCCCGGCGTCCGGGTCGTACACGTAGGTGTAGTCGCCGACGGCCAGCTCCCCGCCGATGTCGTATTCGGAGGACGACAGCTGCAGCTGGTCCCGCGGCGTCGCGTACGGCTCCAGGGCGATCTGCGCGGAGGCGGTGGCGTTCAGGGAGCTGACCGAGCTGGCCGAGACCATCCGGGTCATCTTCACCGCGGCGCCGAACAGGTCCGTGTAGGGGTTCGTGGCGCCGATGTCCGCGAGGTTCGCCACGCCCACGGCGGTCGACGCGCCGCTGCCGCCGGCCAGCACCACGACCCGGGAGGTGAAGTCCTTGGTGTCCTCGGCGAGCTGCGTCACGCCCGGCAGCCCGCGCAGGTTCATGTCGACGCCGGCGTCCTTGGCCACGATCGCCGTGGTCGGGGACGTCACGTACAGATCGGACACGTGCCCGAAGTCCAGGGTGGCGTTGCCGTTGACGCGCCACTCCACGGCCTGCGTCGGGCCGGAGCCGGTGGACATCTGCTGGCAGAAGGAGGTGAGCGCGTCGCGCCGGTTCTTCCACACGAACGCCCCGGTGTAGGTGGCCGCGCCGATGGAGTGGATCGTGCCGGAGTGCACCGAGGATGGCAGCAGCGCGGCCACAACGGTCCCGGCACCGGCGGCGGTGAACAGCAGCGGCGTCTCCAAGACGTCGCCGACGCCCGCGGCCGAGGCCAGCCACAGCGACATGCCCTCCCCGGACAGCACCGGCCCGGCCAGGGTCTTGAAGTTGACGCCGTTGACCACGCCGACGTAGCGGGCCGAGGTGAGCAGCGAATCGCCGGCCACCCGCGGGTCCTGGCGGCCGGTGGCGATGGCGACGTGCCCGAAGAAGCCGCCGGCCAGGTGGTCCTTCAGCTCCGAGGGCAGATCCGGCGACAGCTGCACCGACCAGGAGCCGTTCGCCATCAAAGTACTGGTGATCGGCAGCTCACTCACCTCCCATCGCGTGCGTCGGCAGTCTGGTCATCGGCGTACGGCCTGCACCAATTCGGCGGGGGCGCTGCAGTACTGGCTGAACAGGTCGGCCGCGAGGTCCCCCGCGACGGCGCCGGACCCTGCGGCGACGACACCGACGAACGCGTCCAGGGTGGTGGTCGCCGCGAGGGAGATGCCGCCGTTGGTGGTGTCGGCGGTGTTGGTCAGCGCCGAGCCGACGATGTACCGGTTGCCCGCGCCGTCGTTGGCGTTCGCGGTGACGTACGCGCCGCCCCCACCGGACGCGCCGGTCTCGGTAGTGCCGCGCACGACTTTCAGCGTCGCGGCGACTTCGGCCTGGATGTACAGCTCGGCGAAGCGGGAGCCGCGGCGCAGCGTGACGTCGGCGGTGACCCGGCCGGGGCTGCGCGACCACAGCAGCCGCAGCACGATGATCTCCGGCTCGTTGCGCAGCAGGCTGACGGTCTTCGGGGCGCCGAGGCTGACGCCGCCGAGCTGCACGTCCCAGTTCTTCGTCTGCCACGCCCCGCCGGTGTAGGCGTCGATCGACAAGATCCCGGATGAGGCGATCGGCTGGACGCGCACCAGCCCGTTGTGCAGCGTCCAGCCGGTGACGGTCGTGCCGAACATGATGCCGGAGCGTTCGAAACCGTTGGTGTCGGTGAACCGGCAGCGCCCGTTCAGGTAGCTCCCGACCGGGCAGTCGTAGCGGGGGATGCACGGCGTGGGCAGCCCCAGATAGACGGTCATGGCGCCGTCGGAGCCGGTGCGGACCACGGTGCTCGGCGTGGATCCGGTCCCGGACCAGTAGGAGTCGTGGCCGATGGGCGGTGCGTGCCAGCGGGATCCGGTGGCCGAGAAGCTGTTGTTCCGTATGCCGCCGGTCAGCCGCGACTCGACATCGACTTCGGTGTCGGTCCCGGCCCGCGCCAGGCTCATAGTCCACGTCGCGGTGGCGGTCTCGCCGTTCCAGTTGATCGCATCGGCGTTCGCGGAGGCGACGCTGTAGTAGCCGTTCAGGTCGGTCTTGTCGGTGAACGTCACCGGCACGAATGCGCCGGTCAGGCCGAGGATGTCGGCGTGCTTGGCCTGGAGCGCGGCCAGGGAGGTGGTCGCGGCGGCGGGCAGCGATTCCTGGCCGGCCAGGGTGAGAGTGCGCGGGGCCTGCCCGGAGGATGCGGGCTGGCTGGCGGAGCTGGCGGGAGTCGCGGGGAACTCGACCAGCGCCACGCGGCCGACGGAGATCGTGCCGAAGCCGGTCATGTGTAGGCCTGCTCGACCTGGCGCAGGGCGTCGCGGATCTGCACGGCGGCCTTCCGGGAGGTGGCGCTCATGGCGTTGGGGTTGGTGAAGTCGTACATCGCGGACACGCTGACGTGGATGTCTCCATGGACGTGGATGCCGCCGCTGTTGCCCGCGCGGCCGCCGTCCGGGCCGAGCGCTGCGGCGCGGGTCCGGTCGTCCAGCGGGACAACCGCGGCGCCGGCGTTCATGTTGAGCAGTTCGGGGCCCTTGTCGCCGACGACGGCCCAGCCGGGGCGGACCGCGATACCGCCCTCGGCCAGGAGCTGGATCTTATCGATCGGCGGAATCGGCGGGACGCCCGCCCACGTCCAGGCATCGGAGGCGCCCGAGGTCATGGAGTTGATCCCGTCGATAAGGACGTTGATCCCCTTGATGACGCCGTTGACGGCCCACTTCAGGCCGGCGCCGAGCCAATCCCACAGGTGCGCACCGGTGGCAACGAACTTGCCCGGCAGGCCGGTCACCGTGTTGACCATCGTGTCGAGGATCCCCGACGCGACCGACCAGGCCTCGCGGATCGGCTCGATCACATAGGACTTCACCAGGTCCCAGGCCGCCTTTGTCCCGGCCTTGATGCCGTTCCAGATCGTGCCGATCATGGCCGCGCCGGCGGTGAAGCCCGACATCAGGTTCGACCACCAGCCCTCGACGAAGGTCAGGAACACCGAGAAGATCGACCTGATGTCGGCCCACAGCTCCTTGAGGAAGTCGCGGAACCCGGAGAAGTGGGTCCAGGCGTACACGATGCCCGCGGCCAGCCCGGCGATAGCCGCCACCACCAGGAAGATCGGGTTCGCGTCCATGATGAGGTTGAACGCGCCCTGAAGGATCGTCCACGCCTTCGTCGCCGTCTGCGCGATCAGGCTCTCGGCGGTGAACAGTTTTATCGCCCCCCGGTAGGCGTCCATGAGGGTCTTGCCCAGGCCCACGACCGTGTTGTACGCCCTGGTCGCCGCCACGGCGCCCAGGACGATGCCGATCAGCGGCGTCAGCACCGCGGTGTTGTTCGCGATGAACGTCGCCACGGACTTCAGGCCGTCGGACAGCGGGCCCATCACCGGCAGCAGGCCCTGCACCAGGGACGTCGCGATCTGCGCAACCGCCGGCGCGAGGGTGACCAGGGCCGGTCCCAGGGCGCCGGAGAAGGCACCCGCGAGCGTGCCGATCGGCCCCAGCAGCCCCGATACGATCCCCAGGAGCCCCGAGATCGACTGGCCCGCGCCACCGGCGTTCACGGTCAGCCCGGAGAAGAACGCCGGGATCCCGGAGGCCATCAGGTCGTGGAAACCCTGTCCGAGTCCGGCCACGATCGGGCCGGCCGCCGCAGCCGCCTGCACGATGCCGGAGAACATCTGCACGAACCCCGAGCCGAGCTGCTGCACCAGCCCGGTGCCCTCCTGGAGCACGGTGATCAGCGCGCCCCGGAACGCCGGGTCGCTGAACAGGCCGCCGAACTGCCTGGCCAGGCCGCCGATCACCGTGCCCATCTGGCCGACCGCGGTGTTGAACGGGCCCAGCATCGGCGCGATGTCCCGCAGCATCTGCGTGAACCCGGGCAGCATCGTCGTCTGCGCGGTGACCGACAGTTCGTGGAAGCCCGACTTCATCGAGATCAGCTGGTTCACCAGCTCCCGCCCGGCCGGCGCCAGCTTGGCCATGTCCGCAGCGAAGGCGTTCATCCCGCCGCCGGCCGATGCTGCTGCGGCCGCGGCCAGGGCCTGCTGCTTGTAGGTGTTCGACAGGTTCTCCTCGGCCTGGCGCACCGCGGCGATCGATTGCTGCGCCTGCTCGGCCGTCGAGCGCTGGACGTTGGCCTGGTTCCGCAGGGCGTTGGCGACGCCCTGCACGGCCTGCTCGTAGGAGTACTGGGCGTTCACCACCGACGGCAGCCCGTTCGCGCCCTCGGCGTTGGCCTTGGTCGCGGCCTCAGTGGCCTCCTTCGAACGCTGCGTCGCGTCCGTCACGGCCTGCTCGGCGTCCTTCAGCTGCTGCGCGGCCTGCTGCTTGGCCAGCAGGGGCGCCAGCGAGTTGGCCATGACCGCGGTGTAGTTCTGCTGCGCCGCCTGCGCGGCCAGCTGCGCATCCGTCACGCCGTTCGCCGCGTCGGCCGCGGAGTTGTTCACATCGGCGATCTGGTTCGCCGCATCCGCCTTGGCCTGCGCGAGGGCCTGCGCCGCCTGCGCAGCGGCGTGCTCGGCCGAGGCCACCTGCTGATCGGCGGAGATGATCGCGTTCGCCGACTGGATCGCCGCGTCCGCAGCCTGCCGCTTGGCGTCCGCGATGGCCTTCTCCGCCGAGGAGATCGCCAGGGCGTTGGAGAACGCCGTCTGCGCCTGCTGCGCCGCCGACTGGCCCGCGCCAGCGCTCGCCGCCGAGTAGTCGTGCAGGGTCTTGATGACACCGGAGAAGCCCAAGCCCAGCGTCCCGACCGCCGACCCCGCGCCGGCAAGTAGCGCCGGCAGCGCGGCCAGCACCGGAGCGAGTGCAGACCCGGCCGCGACCGCCGTCCACATCATGCCCGACAGGCCCATGAAACCCTGGCCGCCGGACGACGCGCCGCTGCCGGCGCTGCCGGCCTTGTTGCCGGTATCGGCCAGGGCGCTCCCGGCATTCTCGGCCGCCGGTTCCAGATCCGCCATCGCGGCCCGCAGCGACCGTGACCCGGACTCCATCGAGGAGAACGACTGGCGAAGGCTCGACGCCGCGTCGTCGCCGGCCTTGTCCGCCTCGGCCATCGCCGAGCGGAACTGGGTCTCGAAGTCCTCCGTCTCGGCCTCGACCGGTACCTTCACCGGCTCCGGCTTGACGGCCTTGGTCTTGCGGCTGACCTTCTCCTGCAGACCGGTGTCGTCCGGCTCCAGGGGAATCTTGACCGCTTCCTCGCCAGCGCGAGCGCCGGCCGTGGCCGCCTCGATCTCGGCGCGCAGATGCCCCGGGTCGATCTCCAGCTTCAGCTTCGTCTGCGCGGACGCCGCCTCGGCCTCGGCCCGGACCTTCTCCCGGAACCCCTCGTCGTTGATCTCCAGGTGCACCGGGGCCGACACGCCGGCAGTCGCGGCCTCGACCTTCGCTCGGACGTCCTCGGCCAGCCCGGAGTCGTCCGCGACGAGCTCGACGTAGGCCGAACCGACCTTCAAGTCCTCAGCCACCGGACGTCCCGTGCGAGAAGAGGTCGCCGATGTCGGACATGCCGATCTCGGCGGCCGTGGCCCCGATCACCCGCGCGCCGGGGGCCGCGGGGAGTGCGTACTGCTGTTGCGGCATGTGGCCCTGTCCTCCCGTCGGCTCCGGTCGTTCTTGCTGTCGCTGTGCGTTCATCCGTGCGGCCACCGCCCCCGCGTAGGCCTCCAAGCGCGGCGCCAGGAGCAGGAACTGCGCGGCGGGCATCGACCACATGTCGTCGACCCGGTGCCATGCCGACAGGTCCGAGGCGATGTCCCCGAGGTGGTCAAGGACCCACCCGTAGGCTTCTAGATGGTCCGCAGCCCACCTTTTGGGCCCCTGGTTGCGGCCCCTTCCACGGCCTCACGCAGCGCCGCGAAGATCCGCTCCAGATCGCCGGGGGTGAGGGCGTCGTAGTTCATCAGCGCCATGAAGCCGTCGGGGCCGACGAGCTCTTCGAGTAGGAACGCGTTCGCCTGTGCCTCGCCCTCGTGGCGCACCATCCACAGGAACTTCAGCTCGACGGACGCGCGCGGATTGATCGCGAAGATCGGGTACATGTCGGGCGGTGCCACCTCGCGGTCCGGATCCAGGACGACCGAGGCCCGAGCCTCGACATCCTCCGGAACCGACGCTGAGGGCACCGCTGCTGTCGCCGTGCGGCGCGGAGCCGCAGCGGCCTTCTTCTTCGCCGGGGGCTTGCGGGTCCCCGCCGTGGTTGCTGCCATGTCGTGCCTTCCCGAGACCCGGGCGCGTCTGCGTCTGCATCCGCGCCCGGCGTTGTAGACGGAGCGGATCAGGAGGTCTGGTCGATCCAGCGATAAGGAGTGATCGAGCTGGAGACGTAGTGCGCGTTCCAGGTGACGGCGAGGACGTTCTGCTTGTCCTTGGCGTACAGGAAGTCGGTCTTCGCGGTGGACAGGCATTTGCGAACGACCGCGCGCCTGTTGAACGCGCCGCCCGGTGCCAAGCCGTCCACGATCAGCGCGATGTAGTTCGGCTGCGTCGCGGAGTTCGTGATCAGCGGGTCGTAGGAGGCATAGCCCGCGCCGGAGGCCTGCGTGCCGCCGTTGAGGATCAGCACCAGGTTCGCCAGCGTGGGCTCAGCCAGCGACGTCGTGACCGTCATCTCCCGCTTGGTCAGCCGGCGGCCGACCGAGTCGACGATCTGGTCCACGTCGAGCTCGGAGTAGGTCTGGTTCACCTCGACGGTCAGGCCGCCCATGGTGCCGCCGGCGTCGGTCCACGCCGACGCGGCCGGGGCCGTGTTCACCGCAGAGTCGGCGGGCTCGGTCGCGCCGAAGGCGCCGGTGTACAGCTTTCCCGGCCCTTGAACCAAGTTCGTGGTGGTGACGCTCATGCTGTGTTCTCCTGGTTGTCGGGACCGGCCGGCGGGACGGGAACTACGGGCGTTGCGGCGACGGCGACAGGTGCCTGAGGCTCGACCACGAGCAGTCCCAGCCGCGACAGGTCGGTGTACTCGGCGGCGTCGACCTCGATCGGGATGCCGGGCCGCATCGTGGTGCGCACGATCATCGGAAGTCCTCCTTCGCCAGGGGGAACCGCACGGCCGCCATCTGCGGGTGCCGCGACCATGGCATCGTCTGCTCGGCCGGGACGTGCGCCGGGACCTCGACGACGCGCTGGTCGACGAGCAGCCACTCCAACTCGGCCCGGTCCGGATGGACGAGGATCCGGCCGCCCAGAGACAGCAGCTCGCCCGAGGACGGTCCGACGACGGCGTAGCGCTTCACGGGACGGTCACCTCCGTCCAGTGCATCGCCAGGTTGATCAGGTACCGGCCGTAGTCGGCCTCGTCGCCGTACACCCGCCGCGGCTCGGTCAAGAGGTACGCCGACTTCACCCGGGCCTGGGCGTAGCCGGCGCGCAGCGTCAGCGCACCCTGGAAGTTGGACTCCTCCAGGCACGCCCAGCGGATCGCCTCGGCCAGGGCGTTGGCCTTGGCGTACGGCGGCAGGTCCGATCCGGACTGCGCGGCCCAGCAGTCAATCTGGATGACCGGGGAGGCCAGCGGCACGTACATCTCCGGCGTGCCGCCGACGCCGGAGGTGGCCTGCACGAATCCGGTCGACGCCCACCCGATCGTGCCGTCCGCATCGGGCCGCGGCAGGATCGACCCGACCATCGCCGGGGAGAAGCCGGGCAGCGAGCCGAGCCAGGCGACCGCGACGAGGTCGGTGGTGGCGTGCTGGAGAGTCGTCACGTCTTGCCACCGCCAGTCGCACGGCGCCGTGAGGCACGGGGGGCTGGGGGCTGCACGGCTGCATCCGGCGCCATGTCCATCAGCTCCGGGCCGCGCTCGCCGCCCACCTCGACCGCGGACACAGGAAGGCCCACGGCCGCGATGAGCGTGGCGAGCTGCTTGCTCTGCTCGGCGTGCTGCATACGCAGCGCCGCGAACTCCGCCGTGAGGGTCGCGAGCATCTCCTGGGAGGCGCAGTCCGCCTCGTAGTCGTGCTGCGCCAGCTCGGAGGACACCTGGTCAGATCGCTTGGCCGCGATCAGCAGGATCGCCCCCTGAAGCGCCGCGACGCACGACAGGACCAGGTTCAGCAGGATGAACGGGTACCGGTCGAACGCGCCCCCGTGCGCCGCCAGGAGCGCGTTCGCGGTCATCCAGACGGCCAGGAACGCCAGGGACCCGAACACGAAGGCCCAGGATCCGAGTCCGTTCCGCATCCGGTCCGCGGCCCGCTCGCCGCGCGTCAGCTCCTGCCCGGAGCGGACCTTCGGGTGGAAGTGCCAGCCGGTCATGAGCGCCTCCGCCACAGGCTGGGTCGCAGATAGGGCTGAGGCGCCATGTGCCGGGTGCCTTCCTCGACGTAGCCGGCGTAGGTGTAGTCGAGGTCGCCGCCGTTGCGGTCCTCGGCTTTGGCGTCGGCGTGGATCTGCACGGCCATGCCGTCTTCGCGCATCACCACGTGGATCGAGCCCTTGAGCTTCCCGGTGTCGACCGGGCACGCGGCGCGGGCGTCGTCGGCGATCGCAGGGCCGAGACGGTTCTCCAGCAGGTCCCTGATCGCAGGCCGCAGCTGCGCCGTCCAGCCCGCGACCATCTCCACGCGCGCCATCAGGTGGCCCTGCGCAGTTCGAGCGACTGGTCGGAGGTGATGCCGGGCAGCGCCTGCTGGCTGACGGAGACGATCACGTAGATCTGGCCGGTGCGCTCGTCCTTGAGCCGGTCGTGGTCGGTGACATCGACGTTCGAGCCGATGAGGCCGTCGTAAACGCGGGTGATGCGCGGCGTCGGGTTGCCGGGCGTGGTGACCTTCGTCTGTGGCTGCTCGACGATCGAGGCCGGAATCCCGCTGGCGATCACGGTCATGGTGGCCGTGGCGTCGCCGTAGACGGGATCGATGGACGTGCCGCGCAGAACGGACACAGTGCACGTGGCGACGGCATACACCTAGATCGGACCCCACATCTCATATGCGTCGTTACCGGCGCTATCGGGGTCGGAGCTGATCGGAGTCAGACCGTCTGTGAACGGCGACCTGATGTGAAGCGACCGCGACCGCAGCCACGAACAGCGCTTCAGGGCCTTCGCGGCCAGCGGCGCCAGGCGCAGCGAGTCATCCTTCAGCTGCACGGGCCGCGAGCCCATGGTGATGGTCGCGAAGTCCAGGCGGGAGAACATGTCCGGCTGGTCGAGCATCCACCGGGCCTGGTAGACGACCGCGAGCTTCAGCCAGTACACGTCCCGGGCGCCGATCCGCGGCAGCGCATCGTAAGTGCGGGCCGAGAACATGTCGATGATCGCCTGGGCCTGCGTCACCTGGGCGTCCGTCACCGTCGTGCCGGTGAGTGCGGCGACGTCGGCGGCCTGGGCCCAGGATGCGGTGGCCATGTCAGCTCTTCTTGCTCTTCAGGCCGGTGACGTTGATCGACGGGTACTTCTTCGCGACGGCCTTCTGGACCGCCGCCTTCTGCGCCGGCGTGCCGTTCTGCGCCACCCGAGAAAGGGCATTTCGGGCATGAGCGGCGTCGTCGATGCGGTACTGCTTGCCGGGCAGCGCGAAGCTGGAGTCCGACATCTTCGCCCGGCCGCCCTTCGTGTTCCGCTTCGCGTTGGCCGCCGCGGGAAGCTTCGACGCCCTCGACTTCGAACCGCCGCCACCCCTGGATGCCTTGGCCGCCATCCCTCAGCCCTCCTTGCGCGCGGCCGCGGCGGCCAGTGCGACGTCGTTCGGCGTGAGCGTCGAGGCCGCATCGGTGTCGACGACCGCCGGAACGACGTCGACCTCATACGTCAGGGCTGTGCGCTGCGACCGGGGCTCGTCGTGCTCGACAGCGTCAACCAGGTGCACATCGCCCTTGGGGTGCAGGCCGCGGCGGATCGCGTCGCCCAGCACCTCGGCCGCGTTCGCCAAATGCGCCGGGTGGTCGTGGCGTCCGAAGCCGAGGCCGCCGAGGTGGAACACCTTGCGGAACCGGCCCGGCTCGTCGCTCGGGTCGGCGGTGCGGTGGTCGATCTCGCCCTGGACGTCGCCGTCGAGAGCCGGGTGCTGCACGCGTGCGCTCTCGACCGGGAGCTGCGGCAGCTCCGGTGAGGTGTCGATGTCGTCGATGGTGCTGGTGGCCTTGGCCATGGGGTCTCCGTAGTGGTCCGCGGGTGACGGGCGCGCAGGCTCGGGATCCTGGGCGCCCGTCGTGACCGGCGCTCGGGTGCCGGTCAGCTACCGGAGTTGTCCTCCAAGATCGCGACCGATTGCTCGACGCCGAGGGCGAAACCGCGGCGGGCGCGCATCTTGAGGATCGACTCGTCGGTCAGGGCCGAGAGGCCGTTGCGGCCGTCGATGTACACCGACTCCGGGCCGGAGCGGATGCCCAGCAGCAGGTAGCTCGGGACAGTGAGCATCGCCAGCGGGTTGCCGGTCGGCTTGGCCGTCGGCGCCGCCGACGTCTTCGCGCCCAGGGACCACTTCACCGGGTAGCCCATGATGTAGTCCGGGACGTTCTGCGCGCCGCCCGCGGTGCCGTTGGACGACTCGTTGAAGATCGGACGGCCGTTGCCGTCCTTGATGCCGCGCAGCTTCTTCTTGAAGTTCGGGTGGCAGATCCACAGGGCGCTGGACTCGTCCCAGTAGTCGCCGGACTCGACGTTGCCGGCCACCGTGGACAGCAGGTCGTAGGTGGTGCCGCCGGTACCGGTCTGGGTGAGGTTGGTGTTGGCGGTGTAGCCGGTGTTCGAGTCGGTCTGCGTCAGCGCGTAGTACACCGAGTCGAAGGCGCAGCCCGAAGTGGCCTTCGCGGCGGTGACGGCCAGACAGGCGTTGTCCAGGCCCTTGGCGTAGGCGGTGCCCCAGTCCGTCATCTTCGTGGCGAGGATGTCGGCCAGGGAGTCGTCGATGTCCTCCTCGGCGACGCGGATGGCCTTGCCGAACTTCTGGACCGCCAGCACGACCTCGTCGTTGACGGTGACGTCCTCGCCGTAGGTACCGCCCTTGGCGATGATGTCGACGCCGACGCCGCCGGACCGCGGCGTGGACCGGGTCTGGGTCTTCATCGGGATCCGCTGGGCGAAGGACTCGACCGCGGAGATCTGCATGACCTTCCGGATGACGTCGGACCCGAAATCCTCCGGGATCCAGTGGTCGAAGTTGTCGCGGGCGCCACCGGCCGCCAGGAGGATCGGCGAGCCGTCGCGGCGGAAGCCGATGACGTCGCCCGGGTCGTGGTCCGGGACGCGGGGATCGAACAGGGTGCGGTTGCGGAGAGGGGACACGCCGGGTGCCTTGTCTGTGATGGGTGGGCTGGGTGTCACCTGCGCCCCATCACGGGCACGCGGGCCGATGAACTAGACCGGTCACCGGTTTCGTGCATCCGCGGCGCCTCACGCGCATCGCGGACTTTGATCGGAAGATACGCCGCGCGGCTGGCGTTAGTCAGTCCGCGCGGCGTCCGGGCTCAGCTTCGATTGCCCAGGGCCGCGGCAGCATGCTGCTCCGCGGCGGACTTCGGCTTCGGCTGCTCGTTCTTACGCCCGGCGGCGTCGATCCGTGGGGCGCGGACCTTCTGCACGGGCGGCTCCGGCTCGGGCTTGGCGAACAGCGCCGGGATCGCGTCCTTGATCTGGTCGATCTGATCCTCCAGGCCGGACACGCCGTCCTCGTCGACGTCCACGTCCGCCATGTCGATCATCTTCAGGAGCTTCTTCAGGGTGGCTGTGCCGGTGTCCGGGCTCAGGCCCGCAGCGAACAGCGCGGCTCTGGCAGCCTCGTTGACGACCATCGGCTTGAAGCGGCTCTCGGCGGCGGCGACCGCGTCCTCGACGGCCTTCGCTGCGGCCTCGTCGCCTGCGGCCGACGGCGCGGTGCCCTTCTGCGCGGCCCGCAGCTGGGCGGTGAGGTCGCGGACCTTCCCGCGGGCCTCCTTGGCCGCCGTGCGCTCCTTCTCCAGCGCACCCAGGGCCCGGTCCAGATCGGCCTGGGTGACGACCTTCGCCGCGGGCTTCGGCTTCTCCTCTTCGAGGTCATCCGGCTCCTCGTCGTCCTCGTCGGCAGCGCGCCCAGCGGGGACGCCGTCGCCTTCGAGGTCGATGCCGGTGTCGCCGTCGTCATCATCCGACGCCCCGCCGGCGAACAGGTGGATGGGGCTTCCGTCGTTGCGGTGGCCGATGACCGTCCACGGCCTGGTGGTCCCGAGCGCCATGCGCGTGCCTTTCTCTTCTTGGTGGTATTCAGGGCTTGGTCTTGGCCGCGGGCCTGCTGTAGTGCGGCACAGTGCGGGTGGGGAACCGTCCGGCGGTCACGGCGCGGCGGCTGTAGGCCTTCACCGATGCGGGCGCAGCCGGGTTGCGGGCCAGCGCCTTGCGGGCGGCGCGGATCCGTTCGGCGCCGGATTCGGACGGCAGCGACCAGCCCTTGAGGATCGAGCGCTGCGCTTCGCGCTGGAGCGCCTCGGGCAGCGACGGGCCGGTCGCGCCCGGTGCGACGCCCAGCCACACCACGCACTCACACCGGCACGAAGGATGAGCCGGCGGATGTTCGACAGGACCCGCGGGCCACAGGTGCGGCTTGTCGGTGAAGATGGAGGCAAACGCGATGTCGAATGGCTGTCCGGCCGCTGCGATGCGCCCGGCGAACCCTTGGCAGGTGACGCACGCATCCGGCTCGGCCAGCCAAAGCATGTCGGCGCCCAGTGCTTCGGCGACGGCGGCGCGGCCCGCGTTCGCACCGCCCTGGATCGCGGTAGTGGTGTCGCGCTCGGCGGCGGCGGTGGCCCGCCGGGCTTTGCCCAGAGCGGCATCGACGTCGGCGAAACTGCCCGTTCCAGCCTGCCCTAGGGCGTTCTCGGCGCTGCCGAGCTGGTCCCGCACGGCTTGTTCGAGACCCGCGGCAATGCGGGCCGTCGCATCGTCAACAACAGGCGCGACATCGTCAACTGTCAGAGCGGCGCCGGTCGCGCGGATGGCCTGGCCGGCGCCGAGGTTCAGGGCGCGGTCGGTGTAGCCGCCGAGCGCGATGGCCGAGGAGGTGTCGATGCGGGCGAGGCGCCCGCGCAGGTCCGTGACGATCGCCGCAGCGCGGATCGGGTCACCGGGCGCGGTTGTACTGCCGAAGGTGCCGATCCAGGCCTTCACGGCGGCACGCTGCACGGCCACCAGCTGCAGGCGCAGCGGCCAGGTGACGGCTTTGACGGCGGCGCGTTCGAGGATCAGGAGCTCGGCGGCACGCAGCGCCTGCTGTGCCAGAGCGGCCTGTATCGCTGCGGACTGCGGCGCCGGTGCGGTATCAGCGGTCTGTACGGTCATTGGCGCCGCCCTCGGCGGCCGGGGCGCCCGGCGGCTGCGCCCAGTACGGGCCGTCCTGAGGCGTCGGCATTCCGGCTGGAAGCGCGGCCTGAGGCGGAATCGTCGGCAGCGGCGCAGGCTCCGGCGGCAACGCGGGCGGTCCCATGATGTCGCCGAGCAGCGCAACGATGAGGCGCTGAATCTGCTGGTCGTCAATGACTCCGGCGGCAACGGCAGGCGCGAGAGAGCCAAGGGCGGTTCCGATCTTCACGAGGATGCCGGTGCCGAGCTGGAGGTCATCGCCGTCACCGAACCACTCGTCGACCTGGTCCTGGGTGTAGCCGGCCTCCATGAACGCCTGCTTGTCGGGCAGCCCGGCGTTGAGTTTGGCCAGCAGTGTCTCCCAGCCGGCCTGGTCGTCGATGGCGCCGGCGGACTTCCAGCGGACGGTGACCTCGGCGTCATCGATGTCCAGCACCTTCAGCGCGAATACGACCATCTCGCACCAGGTGTCGCCGTAGGACTCCTGCCGGTCCTCGATCTTCTTCGTGAACGGCTCGTTCGCGGCCCGCCGGGACTCCCCGGATTCCACCGCGCCGGTCGGGTCCAGCCTCGACAGCGGCGTGTCCGTGATCAGCGCGCCGAAGCGCAGGTACAGCGTCATCGGGTCGGTGAACGTCGCGGGGTCGGCCGGGTCGAACTGGCCGACGCCCTTCACGCCCTGAAGCCACCACACCGACCCGGGGTCGGCGGACAGCTGCGACTGCGGGTCGCCGACGCGGGAGGTGGCCCCGGTGTCCAGGGCGTACTGGAACAGGTCCTCGTCCCCGGCGGCGAGCTCGGAGGAGTCGGCGGTGCCATCGGCAAGGGCGTAGCGCTGCGGGAAAGCCTGGTAGTCCACGCCGGCCATGTGGGACAGGACCAGCTTGCGCAGCGAGTCCTGGGTGCCGTAGAAGCCCTCGTGCTCGGGGCAGCCGTAGGGGTCGTCGTTGCGGAAGTGGAAGACGGGGATCTCGCCGAACGGGTTCGGGCGCGGCCAGCCGGGGCCCGCGTCGACATCCTGCGGATCGACGTCGTCGGCGGTGTCGTAGAACGGCACCATGTCCTCGGCTTTGGGGTGCAGCACCCCGGCCTTGGAAACGTACTTCTCGATCCGGTCCGGGTAGTACAGGTCGACGCGGACCTTCTTCTGCGCGGCCAGCACCCACTGCTTGATGGCGAACGCCTTCACCTGCGGGTTCTCGGCGTCGTAGAAGAGCCGCACCGACATCGGGCTGTTGTAGAACACATCGACGTTCTTGATGCCGACGCCGTCCCAGTCGGTGTCCGCCGAGGGCCACACGATCACGTAGGCGTCGCCGTACTCGCTGGCCCTGCGCATGATCTGCTTGGACTGGCGGGCCAGCTTGTTGTCCTTCCACAGGTCGTCGATCAGGGCTTTCGCGCCGGGCGTGGTGGAGTCGACGGAGGCGATCTCCAGGCGTTCGGCGACGGCCTGCACGGCCTTCTTCGCGAAGTTGAACTTGAACGCCGTCCCGGTCCTGGCCATGGCGCGACGCAGCCGGACCGTCGCGAACACCTCGGCGCGGGTGCCGTCGTAGTACTCCTCGGCGGCCTGATACGCGCCCATGGCCTGCGCAAGCTCGCCCATGGCCAGCTCCAGGTCGGAGCCGGGCGCCTGCGACGGAGGCGGGGCGGCGCCGTCGCCGTAGGAGATGGAGGCGACGGACGCGTTCGAGGTGGCCACCTTGCTCCTGACGACGTGTAGATCATCCCTGCGGCCACGGTATTCACGGTGTCCACATCAGAAGGTGTCGTCGTCGTCCTCGTGGCCGTAGAGCGGGTCGACCGTCGCGCCGCCGGAGCGCTTCTTCCTCTTCAGGAACACATCCACGCCGGTGCCGATGGCATCGACGAGGTCGTCGTTGGTGCCCTTGGGGAACGCAACGAGCTGCTCCAAGGCGGCAGGGAGCAGCGTCTCGTGCACGACCTGCGGCAGCATCGACAGGCCGGCCGGGACGGCTGGGTCCTGGCCCGACTTCAGCCGGACCGGCCGCTGCTGGTAGTAACCGAGCAGCCGTGCGGCCCGAACTTCCTTCGCCTCGGACTGGGAGACGGTCTTGATCGGTACGGGCAGGTTCGTCAGGACGCTGCCCTTCCAGACATCGCCACCCTGGTTCACCTCGACGACGACGCCGCGGATGGTCGGGAACTCGGTGAGGATCTCCATCACCTTCTTGCGCAGCGGCTCTCCGGGCGCGACCTTGACGGCGACGGCGTAGCGGACGACGCAGCGCCGGTAGGCCGCGGAATAGCCGATGACGGCCAGGGCGGTGTAGTCCGACTTCTTCTTGGAGGTGACGGCCGGATCGATGGATAGCAGCTCGTGTGTAAGCGCGGGCAGCTCGGCGCGAACGATGTCGTCG